AGAGAAGCTTTAATAAATCAATTATTTGACAGAGTTGATAGAGATCAATTTCCTAAAAATGCTGAATTATTAAGCATTCCTTTATTAAAAGAAGAAACATTTTTAAACGCATATAAAATAGATAATTATGAACCAAACTCAATTGGAGGAATTATTCCGAGAGAAATTTAATACTTGGTACGAACCTCTTAAAGAGTTTATTCACACTGAAGAATTTCTTAAGATAGGAACTCAAGTTAATATTAGATCTAATCAAACCATTGTATATCCTAAAAAACCTGACATATTTAAGGTTTTTAAAAATACTCCTTGGAATGAGACTAGAGTTGTTATATTAGGAGAATCTCCTTATTGCACTCCTAAGTACGCTTCAGGTTTAGCATTTGGAGTTTCTCATGATCTTATTAATTCTTTAAATCCTTTTCCTCCTTTGTTAGAAAATATTGTCACAGAAGTTGAGCAAGATCTTTATGACGGCTTAAATTTCATAGACTATACTTTAGAACATTGGAGCGAACAAGGTGTGTTAATGTTAAATACAGCTTTAACAGTAGAAGAAAATAAACCTGGATCACATAAAATTCTTTGGAAACCTTTTATTGAATATGTTGTTAAAACTATTTCAGAAAATAAACCAGGAACTATATGGTTATTATGGGGAGACAATGCTAAAAGTTATAAAACTTTTATTAATTCTGAAACTAATCACATATTAGAATCAGGATCTCCTTCTCCTTTATCTGCTAATAAAGGAACTTGGTTCGGAAATAAGCATTTTAGTAAAACTAACGAGATCTTAGAAGCAGCTAATGGTCCCGAATTTAAAATTAAATGGTAATGAGTTGTAGAAATTACGACGATTGGAGATTATCCAATCCATATGATGAGGCTTATGAAGCTGAAAGAAGATTAGCTGATTTTGAAGCCGAAGAAGAACTTGCTGATATGATGAAAGATCAAAGACAGTTAGATGAAAAAGAGAAGGACGATGAAAAATAATTTAATTGGAATATCTGGAAAAATAGGTTCAGGTAAAGATACTGTAGGTAAGATATTGCAATGCATAAGTTCTTACAATAGACCTAACTCAGATTGGGTAAAAGAGTATACTTTAGATAGATTTATTAAAGAAAGATTAGAAAATATGTCTAATTCTCAATCAAGCTACCAAATCAAAAAGTTTGCAGATAAACTTAAAGATATAGTATGTCTTTTATTAGGTTGTACTAGAGAACAACTAGAAGATAGAGAATTTAAAGAAAAAGAACTTGGGGAAGAATGGAAAGTTACAAAAAATATGTTTTGTGATATGGATTCTTGTGGACTATGTAATTGTAAAGACGAAGTGCTTACACCTAGAAAACTTCTTCAATTAATAGGTACAGAATGTGGTAGACAAATTATCCATCCTAATATTTGGGTAAATGCTTTGTTTGCTGATTATGGCAAACCTATTTTAAATAGATGGGATGATAAAGGAAACAATATGCCAGCTTCTTGGATAATTAGTGATGTTAGATTTCCTAATGAGGTTGAAGCTATTAAAGCTAAAGGGGGTATTATTATTAGAGTTGAAAGAAATAATTTCTTTTACGACGAAAAAGGTAAAAAATGTTTAAAAATTGACAATCACCCTTCTGAAACTGCTCTTGATGATTATAAAGACTTTGATTATACTATTGATAATAATGGTACAATTGAAGAATTAATTCAAAAAATAAAAAAAATATTATAATGGCACTTAAAAAATATGAAGTAGATGCTGTGGTTAACACTATTATGAAAATAGTAAATAATCACAACAATCAAATAAATATAGATGACGAAACAATTACTAAGGTAGGTTGTAACGAATCTGCAACATTTAAAAAGTTAATAGCTGTAGAAAAGAAAATTGATAAATTACATAAAGAACAAAACAATCTTACTCAAGAATTAGCTTCTGAGATAGGTACGGATTATTATGGAAGATCTAAACCTCATTTCAAAGCTAAAATAAAAAAAGAATTAGAAGAAATTGCTGGTCAAGTCCAAATTTCAAAAGAAGATGTTTCAAATGCAGTTATTCTAAGTTCTGGAAATGATTTAAATGATATAGTTCTTTCAGTTCTTAAAGATTTAGGTTTTGACAGTAAAAATTAAGAAACTTTTCAGAGGTTGCGGAGATATTAGAGATCATACTGTAAGAAAAGCTATAAATGCTAATGTTCCTATACAATTAGAATTGATAACTCCTAGTAAAGAAATAAAAGTAATGACTTTATCTGTAGACGATTTAAGGAATCCTAAATCTATATCTAAAGAATTTAAAAGTCAATTTAATAAAGACACATATAAATTATACTCCTATGAATGGAATGAAAATAAAAATTAAAAGATTAACGTTAAATGCTATAGTACCTTCTTATGCTAAAGATGGAGATGCAGGTATGGATTTAACTACTACTGAAGTAAGTTATAATTCTAAAACAGACACTATAGATTATTCTACAGGTCTTTCAATAGAAATCCCTAAAGGATATGTAGGATTAATATTTCCTAGAAGCTCTATTAGAAAAAAAGACTTAATGCTTAGTAACCATGTAGGAGTCATTGATTCTGGTTATAGAGGCGAAATTAAAGCTTCTTTTAGATTAACAAAGCCTTATTGGTCAGCAACAGACGATTATACAGGATTTGAAAGAAATCTAGAAAAAGGAGTATTTTTACATTATGATTTTGCAACAGATGAAGCTAGAGACAATATAGTAGAATCTTCTATTTATGGTGTTGGAGATAGAATCTGTCAATTAATGATAATTCCTTATCCTCAAATTGAATTTGAAGAAGTTGATGAATTATCTGATACTGAAAGAGGAGAAAACGGATTTGGAAGTACAGGAAAATAGCTTATTTTAAGTAAAATACAAAAAAGATATAAAAATTATCTTAAAAAATAAGAGATTTTGACGACAAATAGATGTTAAATGAAAAAAGAGTATTATTTTTACAGCCCTTTTTAACTATTTAAATTTTAGTATTTGTAATGAATAACTCTATTAGTATTTTATCTGATATAACAGTGCATATGAAATATGCTCGTTATATTCCAGAATTAAAAAGAAGAGAAACTTGGGAAGAGCTATGTTTTAGAAATAAGACTATGCACCAATCCAAGTATCCTTCTTTATCAAATGAAATTGAAGAAATATATAACGAATATGTAATTCCTAAGAAAGTATTACCAAGCATGCGTTCTATGCAATTTGCAGGTAAGTCAATAGATGTAAATCCAAGTAGGATATACAATTGTGCTTATCTTCCAGTTGATAGTTATTATGCATTTAGTGAAACTATGTTTTTATTATTAGGTGGTACAGGGGTAGGATATTCTGTTCAAAATCATCATGTAGATAAGCTTCCAGAAATCAGAAAACCTAATCCTAACAGGACTAGAAGATTTGTAGTTGGAGATTCTATAGAAGGTTGGGCAGATGCTGTTAAAGTGTTAATGAAGACATACTTTGACGGAAATTCTTCTACTGTAAGATTTGATTTTAGTGATATTAGGTCTAAAGGTACTGAATTAGTTACTTCTGGAGGTAAAGCACCTGGCCCAGAACCATTAAAAATATGCATAACTAAAGTAACTGCACTATTAAATGAGAAAGAAGAAGGTAGTAAACTTACTCCTTTAGAAGCTCATGATATAATGTGTCACTTGGCAGATGCTGTTTTAGCAGGTGGTATCAGAAGAGCAGCTATGATTAGCTTATTCTCTGCTGATGACTCTGCTATGCTTAGTTGTAAGTCTGGTAATTGGTGGGAATTAAATCCTCAAAGAGGTAGAGCTAATAACTCTGCTGTATTACTTAGACATAGAGCTAATAAAGACTTTTTTAATGGTATTTGGGAAAGAATTAAAGATTCTGGATCTGGAGAACCAGGCATTTATTGGACTAACGATAAAGATTGGGGAACTAATCCTTGTTGTGAGATTGCTCTAAGACCTTTTCAATTCTGTAATTTAGTTGAAATCAATGCTTCTACTATTGAATCTCAAGAAGACTACAATAATAGAGCTAAAGCAGCTAGTTTTATAGCTACTTTACAAGCAGGTTATACTGACTTTCATTATTTGAGAGAAAAATGGAAGAAGACTACTGAAAAAGACGCTCTTATTGGAGTATCTATGACAGGTATAGCTTCTAATAACATTTTTAACTACAATATAGAAGAAGCTTCTAATTTAGTAGAAGAAGAGAATGTAAGAGTAGCAGAAATTATTAACATTAATTCTGCTGCTAGAAGAACTGCTGTTAAACCTTCAGGAACTACTTCTTTAGTTGTGGGTTCCTCTAGCGGTATTCATGCATGGCATTCAGAGTATTATATTCGTAGAATAAGAGTCGGCAAAGATGAAGCTATTTATTCTTATCTGCTTAATAATCACCCTGAATTAGTAGAAGATGACTACTTTAACCCTGATATTCAAGCTGTTATATCTATTCCTCAAGCTGCACCAGAAGGAGCAACTACTAGAGAATCAGAAACAGCATTGGATTTTTTAGAAAGAGTTAAACAAGTTTCTCAAGAATGGGTAAATCCTGGACATTCTGATGGACAGAATACGCATAATGTATCTGCTACAATATCTATTAAAGATTCAGAATGGGGAATAGTAGGAAGTTGGATGTGGTCAAATAGAGAACACTATAATGGTTTATCTGTTTTACCTTTTTCTGATCATACTTACAAACAAGCTCCTTTTGAAGAAATATCAAAAGAAGAATACGATAACCTTGAATCTCAATTACATGCTATTGATTTAACTAATGTAGTAGAAGAACAAGATAATACGGACCTTAAAGAATCTTTGGCTTGCAGTGGCGGAAGTTGTGAAATTACTTAAGATGTACAGTTATTTAGGATTACCTTGCTGGATATATTCAATATATATTCAAAGCAAGTAGAGACATAAGTTATGCCCTGGAACTTTCTAGTTCTGGGGCTTTTTTACATAAAAAAATTAAAAAATGATGAAAAAAACAAAAGTACATCATCCTGATGGCGGACATGTAGTATTTACAGAACCTACAGTAAGACAAAAACAAATATTAGCTTATTATGATAAGTTATATGAAGCTAATAAAGAACTTGAAAGTAGAATAAAGCAGATACCTAATGATCAATCTTTAGGTAAATCTGTTAGAAAAGATTTTATAACATGGGAAGTATAAGAACTTTGGTCTGTGGCGACATTCATGGAGGCTTAAAAGCTTTAAAACAAGCATTACAAAGAGCTTCTTATGATTCAATGAGAGATAAATTAATATTTCTAGGAGATTATGTAGATGGTTGGCCTGAAAGTGCTCAATTAATAGATTATTTAATAGAGTTGCAAGAGTTTAGCCCTAAAGAAAAACCTATCATATTTATAAGAGGTAATCATGATCAATGGTGTCATGAATGGTTTACTTATGGAATAGCTCAAGAAATGTGGTTAAAGCAAGGAGGACAATCTACTAAAGATTCTTATTTAGAGACTTGTTATTTACATAAAGATTCTCATAAAAACTTTTTTAAACACTTAGTTAACTACTATGTAGATGAAGAAAATAGAGGTTTTGTTCACGGAGGTTTTAAATCTAAAAAAGGTTTAGGACATGCTGCTCATGAGTCTGATTATTATTGGGACAGAGATATGTGGGAATTAGCTATTGCTTTAAATGGTAACATACCAGATAAATCAGATCAGTATTATAGACCTAATCCATATAGAATGTATAAGCACAAAGAAATATTTATTGGTCATAGTACTACTATGATGCATAAAATAAAGCCTAAGTACAAAGAATATAAAGATCCAAATCAGCCTAAAAATGGAGGTATTATAGTACCTATGAATAGGTGTAATGTTTGGAATCTAGATACTGGCGGAGGCTGGGGAGGCAAATTAAGTATAATGGATATAGATACAAAAGAATATTGGCAAAGTGATTTTGTTAAAGATTTGTATCCAGATTATAAAGAAAGACAATATGAATAAATTTATGAAATGGCTCAATGGAGAGGATTATGTAGATAGTTTTTTAAGACATCAAGCTTCTAAAGAAAGAAAAATGGTAATAATTTTCATAACATTTGGAATATTAATGGTTCTGTTTTTTTCTTGTAATAGTCAGAAAAATTATCACATAGATAAACAAGAAGAACTTTATAAGAATAGGAAAAAGCAAAAAGCTCTTAAGAATAAAGGGTATCCTAGCAAATCAAGAAAACAATCTCCTAAATATAGGGATAAAAACGCAATATGATTTTAGAATATTCAATAATAGTATTTTTTACACAATTAGTATTTATAGGAACAAGAACTTGGAATGTTAAAGCTATTGCAGCTCATAATATTCCTCAAGTTCTATTAAGCGGTGCAATAGTGCACTTAAGTTGGCTTGTGGGCATTGCTATAAGCAGTATCTCCATGTACGAGATTATTAACGACTTTAAATGGGAAAATTTAATTATTGTAGCATTTTCTTTAACAGGAGGATTATTCGGTAGCTATTTAGCTCTTATTGAAAAATGGAGTAGTAGAAAAATTTAAAATGAAAGGAAAAAAAACAAATAGAATAAAGAATAATAAGCTTATAGCTGAGTTCATGGGATATGAATATCATCCTTTTAATGAATGTAATAAGTCTATACCTGATTATGATCCTCCTGGATGGAGACATAAAGCATTTAAGCACTTGAAAATAGGTGGTTATTTATGTAGGACACATAAAGCTCTTAGATATTATAAAGATTGGAATTGGCTTATGCCAGTAGTTGAGAAGATTAATAATACAGGAAGATTTGAAGTCGTAATAATGTATGGACATTGCCACATAACTGATGGAGAAGATGAACTAACTTTATCTGTACAAGGAAAAAATACTATGGAAGCTGTTTATAAAGCAGTAATAGAATTTATTAAATGGTACAACAACAATAGAGAATGTTTTAATTGCGAAGGTACTGGAGAAGTATACTTTTCTTGTTGTGGAGATGATATAAGACACCAATTACCTGAGAATGATTTATGCCCTACATGTAAAGAACATTGTGGAGATGAACCTGAAAAATGTGAAGAATGTAATGGGACAGGAAAAGAAAACTTATAAAAGAGTAGGGAATAAATCCCTCTCTTTTTTTTAGACTTTCTAATGAGTGTTGTATATATAACTTAAACTTTCTCTAATATTTTCATGTCTGTTAAGCTGTCTAATAATAGGAACTAAATCCTCTACATCTTTAACTAGTTTATACTCTCCTTTTCTTCTTCCTGTTTTGTACAATTCTGTAGGATCTGAAAGTTGTCCTAGAAAGTGAATACTTTTTTCTATCATGCTTATAGAGGCTGCTGGAGATCTCATAATAGTTAAAAATTCTGCAGGGTTCCAATAAAATCCTATTTCAGAAGCTGTTCTTTTTACTAAATATGCTGCACTAAATATAGAATTTTTAGTATCTTCATCTGGTTCATCATCTCCTAAAGCCATTAACAAAGATGCAGAAATAAATGATATTCCGTATAACGCTAACTCAGAAGTTATTTTTCTAATGTTAGCTTTTTCAGCATCTGTTAACTGTTGCCAATTAGTAGACAGTAAGCTTAACTTAAATTCTTTACCTGCTTTAGTTAGATCAGATATAAATCTTACGGCTGTAGTATAGTATCCTTCTTCAAATTGTTGAAGGTCTTCTGACCAATATCTATCTATATCTCTTAATTCATCAATACTTTTTCTAGAAGTATTAATACCTCTCCATCTTCTTTTCATACCTCTTAGTAACCATTTTCTTAATTGGTATACTAATTTACCAACAGCATATCTTTGAAGTATAGATTGCATTTGTGGATCATATTGACCATGTAAATCTGCAGATAATTTTTTAATAAGATTACTTACTCTTACTTCTGAAAATTTAGATGCTCCTTGACCTTTTCTATAGATAAATCCTAATGAAGGATGAGGTTCTATGTGACCGTCTTTAGCAGTGTACATTTGATCTAAGGTCGCAGCTTCTGCTTCAGTTTTTACTACTTTTCCTTCAGCATTAATCCATTCTTTGTTTTTATTCATAGCTTTAATAGACTTCATTACTGAATACATTAAAGTAGACTGTATATAATATTCTCCAACATGACTGGTAGAATATAACATGTCCTTAGTCATTAACGCTTTAAATCTATTATCCTGTGCAAATTTTGTAGACAATGCTCCGAAGTCTCCAGAGACATTATAAAGCTCCATTAAAAGGTTTGTTTTAGACGTTTTAAGAGGCTTTCCTATGTCTTTTACCCAAGATTGACTGTCTGCCCAAAATTCTTTTTCAGCACCTCTTAATTGCTCTCTATTAAATACATTTCCTCCAACGCCTTCTATGAAGTTTTGCACCTTACCTTGAAATATGTTTACTCCGCCAGCAAAATAGTTCATTGCTAACATAGTTTGACTAGTCCATGAACCTACAGCACTAACTACTTTATTACCGTCTATCTTCATTCCCATAAAGTTTGCAGACATTTTCATATCTATAGTAGATTCTCCGTATAATCTATCTTCTAATATAGACTTTAATACCTTATATTCATTAGACTCTTTATCTTGAAGTTTCAATAATTCTGTCTTATTTAATTTATTTATTAAATATTTTTTAGTAAGACCTTCAGTTTTTAAAACTTCTTTATTTTTAGTAACTTCTTTGATTAACTCTAAAGTAGGAACAGTTAAACTTTTTTGCTTATAATTCTCTGCCATGTGGGCATTCATTACAGCTAATGTACCTAAATCAAAAGATTGTTGAGAAACATCTAAGTTACCTCTAAAAAATACAGGAACACCGTGTCTTTCACTTCCAGTTTCTGTAGATATAGTCTCTTCATATCCTAATTTGCTTAATGATTTAGCATTGTCAGAATTAGTTTCATCTACAAACTCATTTCTTTCTTGATCATCTGCCTGCTTAGTAAGACTATCTTTAATCCAAGAAGGAACCATTCCTTTTTTATCTTCATAAACTCTTTCTAATTGACTTTTACTTATAGTAGGAAGACTATACCAAGAAGGTTCAAACTTATGAGGAGACTTTGCTAATTTTGCAAAATCTGGTAATTTTCTATCTGCTTCATCTATAGAAGCTTTAATAACATCTAAAAACTTTTTTTCAGATTCTGATAACTTTTTAAAGTTAGGATCTTTCCATTTATTCATAGGAAAATAAAATCCATCAGGACTTTTAGTTACATTTTTAGTTCTCCATGATTTTAAGTCTTTAAGTGCAGCTTTAGCTTCTGGAGAGTTTTTTCCAGATTCAGCTACAGCTTTTCCGTAAGCTCTATTTAATTTAGAAAGAGTTTCATAAAATTCATATTTATATTCTCCTACAAGTTTTCCATTTTTTGTTCCATCTGCATTTTTTCCTAATAAAGCATCATACTTCTTACTTACATTTCCTTCAGGATGGTCTTTTTCATATTCAATAAAAGCTTCAGCTATATGTCTTCTATGATCTAAAGTATATCTTCTAGTATTTAAATCAGCTCTGTTTAAAATATTAACTACTCCTTGAATAGTAGTAGAGTTTAATGAGCCTGGATCCAATATTAAAGATTCTAGGCTATTTAAATCACTTTCAGATATATTAACCAATCTTTCAAAGAAATTATAAGAATAGTCTTTAATTTCTTCTTCTGCAGCTTCCATTTTTTCAGCTATATACTTTATTTTTTGATTTCCTTTTAGTCCTTGACTATTAGCTTCTCTTTCAAATTTTTCTTTAAACTTACCTTCAGCTAAAGTAGATTCTTTAGATAGTGCAGCTATTACAGATTCTTTAACTAATTCTTCTCTTTTAGCTAAAACATCTTTTCTTTTATGCTCTATTTCTCTAAGTTCTTTTATACTTTCTTCTTTAAGTTCTGCAGTTAAATGTTCAGATAAAGGTTCTTTTTGAAGTTTTTCTACTATTATATCTATTAAATCATAAGCTCCTAAAAATTCTTGAACATCCATTAAAAGTTTATCATTTATAGTTCCTTCTTCGATAGCAGTCTTCATTTTATTTTCTACATCTACACTTTGTTTAAGTACTCGTTGACTAAATAGCATTAAAGCTTTTAAAGTATCTGTTTTTTGATACTTAACAAGTTCTTTTCTAAGATCTTTTAGGTTTTTTCTAAATGTTTCTTTTTTCTTAAGAGTATGTCGGTTAAGTGTTTTATCTATTTTTTTGATAGCTGCTGCTGCAACATCTTCTAAAGTTATTATTCTATCTTCTAAGTTATCTACTATTTTTTTAGCTCTTTTATTAGATTCACTTTCTTCAGTCTCTTTTTTAGCTTCTTTAGTAGTAGCATATAAAGTCACTGAAGTTTGTAATTGATTATTTGAATTGTAGTTATATGAGAAATTATATTTTTCTACTTGGTTTAATATAGCTTCAACAGCATTTCCGTAAACATTTGAAGAATCTGTTCCTCCAAATAGAGAAGTTACAAAGTTTATAAACCTATCCCAAACATTAAATTTTATACCTTTTACTGCAGTTTGGAACTTCTTATTAGTCATTACTTCGCTGACAAATTCATGAACATTTACTCCAGCTTCAGAAGCTTCTTCTCCAAATACTCTAAAAAATTCTTCTTTCTGTTCTTTAGAAAAATATTTATTTACAGTATTATATAAAGAAGTCATTTGAAATTTAAATGCTTCTTCTCTTTTGTTTTTAGGATTAAACAATGCATTTGCAGTATATTTATGCACCATTTCATGCATAAAAGTACTAGAGAACATGTCTATACCATTATCATATAACATATTAGAATTAAGGTGCACAGTATCTGTATCTGGATCAAATGCCATATATTGTCCATCTTCTAGTTCTTCTATTATTACATTATCGCTACCTTCGACTTTATTCAACATCATATATGCTAACTTTTCCATTAAAGGATCTTTTAGCTTAGGATGTAACTTTGATAAAATTTCTCTACTGTTGAGATTTTTTTTAGACTTTCCTAAAATAGAATCAATATCAGCAACATTTTGTTTAGAAACTTCTCCATAAGAATCTTTATTCTTTGTTACAGTTTCAGATTTAGTTAGTTTATTGGTATAACCTCTGGATGTAAGATTTTTTCCTAAATCAAAATGCTCTCCTATTGAATTTTCTATTCTTAAATTAGCGTCTACAAAAGGATAAACTTCAGAGCCATACCAATCCTTAAATGAATTTTCAGTTAGCATTTCATTAGCTAAGTATGCAGCATCTTCTCCATACTCTTCTTTAATTTCTTTTAAAGGACTTATATTTAAATTTGGACAACTCATATTATTTACAATTTTTCTTTCTAGCTTCTGCTTTATTTAACATTTCTTGATGATCTATTACAAATGGTTCTACTACACTCATTTCAGGTACTACTGTTTTTGGAGGAGTAACTATATTATATACAAATCTAAGATTTTTTCTAAATTCATTATAAACTTTCGACTCTTTAATTGCAATATTTTCTGGGAATATAGAATTTTTAGAATCACTTCCATATTCCACTATAGTTTTACCTTTTTTAGAGTACCCTAATTTGTTAGTTCTAACATATACTGCGTGCTCAGTCTTTTTCTCGTTATCATTTTCAACTGTGCCTGCTAATCTATAAAGATAATCTGTAGAACCTATTTTTCTAGTTACAAATCTAGGCCATTGATCATTTTTTTTATATTTACCTACAAATTCAGGTATAGTAAATATAATATCAGTTCCATGACCTGCATTGTTAGCAGATATGTTTTTTGGAAGTTTTTTAGGGACATGTTTAGATACTGAAGGAACTATAGTATTATCTGCCCACATATGCTTATAAACTTGAACTTTTAAATCTTCTAACACTTCGTCGTTATTTAAAATGTTTTTCCAAGCTTTCATTCTATCGTTAATACCATTTCCAAATATCCATTCATTAGGTATATGTTCAAATATACTTCCTATACCTTTCTTAAACCCTGAAGAATAGTAAGAATATCTAACTAGTTTTTCAGCAAAAGGTCTTAATTCAGGATCTTCTAATAGTTCTAACCAACCTTTATAAAGCAAATCTTTAAAATATTTAGGTTGATTCTTAGTATTAGATATAGTAACATAAGAATATCCATCTTTTTTATGACCTTTTTTTATTTGAAGGTGTTTAATTAAAGGATTATTTTTATATCTTTTATGCTCTTTCAATCTAGATACATTATTAGCTACTGAGTTTTTTCCTCTAAACATGGGAATAATAGACTCATCTTGCATTTGTAGATCTGTTTGAGAATAAAGATAAGCAAATATTTCTTTTTCTAATTTTTTACCTAAATCTCTATTAGTCAATACTCCTTGACCTAGTTCTATTGAAAACTCATTTAAAATTCTTCTAAAGCCTATAGAATCAGTTATAAACATGTTATTAGTAATAAGGTTAGCTAACCCTACAGAATTATCATAAAAGGTTCCTAAAGCAGTATTTTTTCCGTTCATTTTAAACTTATTAGAAAAGTTTGTTAAACGAGAATCATTTAGTACTTGTTCTTTCGTGTTTTCTATAATTTGTTTACTAATAAGATCATAGCCTGCTCCATTAACATCATTTTTAGAAGCTATTACAGAATCTCTTAAAGATTTAGATATATTTTTCCAACCTTCAAACATTGTTAATACGTCTAACTGATATCTAGGATCAGCAGAATTTGGACTTTTTGCTGTATCTTTTAAATACTCTAATGGACTTACATCTTTAAAAGTACTTGATATCTTATTATAAGACTCTTTATGTTCATAATCTTTTCCTACTTTTTCTTCCCATTTTTTCTTAACTACTTCTAAAGCAGATAAATATCCTCCTTGAGGTCCTTTTTGCTTAAGAGCCATTCTACCTTTACCGTTAAAGGTTTCATTTACTAAATCTTTAAGAATAGGTTGAGCTATAAAAGCATTTACCCATTGATAATCAACTCCAGCTCTAAGTAACATGAATACTGTATTAGCAGTAAAAGTATTATGATTACCTTGTACTACATAAGGATCTTTAGCAATATCTACATAAGCGTTCAAAAAAGCTGACATTACTACTGTAATATCTTTAGGGTCTCTTCCTGGAACTTTTTCACTTTTAACTTGATTAAAAACTGTATGACCTTTTTCATCAGTTAGTCCTACTCCTAAATATTCGTTTAATTTAAAGTCTGCTATTTGAGTAAGAGCATGATCTGTCAATTGATTAGCTGTTTGACCAACACCTGCTTTACCTGACATTAAATCTATTTTAAGTTCTAATTGTTTTATAGAATCAAATAAATCTAAATCTGATTTTCCTTCATTAGGAAGTAAGCTTTTGATATCATCTTTCATAAATTCAGCATCTATAGAAGACATTAAAGCAGCATAAGTTTTTGGGTCAGTTAATACTTTATCATATAAAGTTATAAGCTTGTTTTGTAAAGCTTGTTTAGAGTTCTTATCTATTGTAATATCTTCTGAGTCTTCAGATTTTTCTTCGTTTAAAGATTCATCATATTCTACTCTTTTGACTACTCCATTTACTAATTCTATATGAGGAATCATCATGTACATTTTATCAATGTCATAATCAGAACCTGTTTTAGCAGTGATTTCTCCATAAGCTACTACCATATCTCCCATTTCTGGAGGTAATATTCCTGCAACTTCTAAAGCGTCATTAGAAGACATTCCTTGGTTAGGAATACGATAACCTATAAGCTTAAGAGCTTCAGGGTCTATTGCAGCATTAAGATCTTCTAAAGACATATTTCTATAATTAGGAATATGCTTAACTATCTGATTATGAGGAATTAGTACTTGTCCTCTACTTATAGAACCATCTTTATTTTTTAAAGGCGGTTTTAATTCAGATTTTTCAACTAACCATTTTACACCAGCATAATCTGCTAGTTTTTCAGTTATTCCAAAAGGGGCCATTTGTATAAAAGAACCTCCATTAGTAGCTATATCAATAACTCTTTTGTTAATATGAGAGAATAATATGTTTTGAATTTTATCTCTATGTTGAAATAGTGCATCATACTGAACACCTCTTTCTATAGCTTTGATTAAATTATCGGCTCCGCCTTTTTCTTTAAGTTCTTTAATTATAACTTCATCTAATATACTTCTATCTACATTTCCGTCTTTATCTACTTTAAAGTTTTCGAGAACTTCTTCAACACCTCTATTAGAAAGTTCTGCGATAGTCTTATTAAGATCATCTACAATATCTTGTCCTAACATGTCTCCATATTCTTTATCTAAAGATATATTAGCTAATATGTTCTTTTGAAGTTGAGAACCTAATAACGTTTGCTTTATTCCTTTGTTAGGCAAATCTTGTTGAAGTCTCCAATTTCTATTATCTAAAGTAATAGTGTTTAAAGGAATATCAGGTAATCTAAGATTGTTTTCTGCATCATGTACAGTTTGAGGTTGAACTAAACCTACTTTAATGCCGTCAGTTACAACTGCTTCATCTACTTTTTCAGTTTCCATCTTATTTTTAAGATTCTCTAATGCAGAACCTTCAACAAAAGAAGGCCATAACACAGCTTGAGAGTACTTTAAATAAGTAGGCATACCATTTTTCTGTCCAAAGTATACACCTTTTAAAGGTTGAGCAGACAATGTTTTAAACTCTTCTGGAGTTAATTGTTGCCATTTGCCATCTACTTTAGTAGTAGCTTTTTCATATATTCTATTCCACTCTGGAGTAGTTCCTTTACCTAATCTTTCCATTAGGAATTTAAATCTATCAGGAGTTATATATCCTTGAGCATCTGTAACATTCACTCCAACATATGCTTTTTTTAGGTCATCTATGTCTTCTTTAGAATATCCAGCATCTTCAAATGCTTTAGTTATAGAATCTAAGTAAGCTGAAGGATTAGTTTCTACTGCCGCTAATACAGCAACTTTAAATTCATGGTCATTATCTTTTAAGAATTTTCCTTCTGCATCTTTAATACCTAATCTTAAAGTAAGTCCGTTTATGTAAGAAGCAGGTATACGTTTAAGAAAGTCAGCAGGATTCTTGTAAAACCCAGGGTCTCCGTTAAACATTTTAGTACCTTCAATATTAGATACAAGAGAATTTATAGTAAAATCAGCAATAGCTGCAAAAGTCTTATGTGAGCCAGAATAAGAAGCTAATATAGTTTTATCTATAGCATTGTTAGAACCATCTTCTTTTACTATGTGATATTTTTTAGCTGCATTATATGTTTCTACTATTTTATCTGATAATGCCTTTTTAACGTAAGCATCTACTGCATCAGGCAATAAAGGCTCTCCTTGAGAATCTGTTATAACTTCTTTAGCAGAATTAAGTATTCCAGGAACAGCTTCTAATATTCCTGGAAAAGAATATATATTAAAAGCATTTCCTAATAAGGAGTCTTCATCTCTTACATTTCCATCTTTGTCTGTATGATAATACAGTATAAGTTTTTCTTTAGGTAAGGTGTCTAATTCTTTATAAGCTTTAGCATATCTTCTAAGTTCATCTCTAAGATAATCTTTAAATGTTTCTACTACTTCTTTATTATAGAATTTAACATCAGAAGGATTTCCAGAAATATTAGATTTAATAGCTGGCATTCCTTCCATATGATGTTGCTGAGACTTATCTGCAGCAGTCATTGTACTATTAATAGAATTATGATTTCTTATTCCTTCTTTTGGATTATTCTTTCTATGGTTAAGAGTCTTGTTAATAGTATCCGCTAACAAATCAGGCATAGATATACTTTTAGAATCTTCTCCCTGGTCTCCTTTACCTTCTTCTTTAAACTGTAAAAATGTAGATATCTTAATGTTTTTAATAGCTTCAGTCTTTCCTTGCCTTCTTAAGCCATCTATATGATTTAACCATCTGGATCCTTTAGCATAAGGTTGTCCTAATAATTCATCTAACAAAGAATAATCTCCTCTATGTATTTGAGATAACAAAGAATGCATCATAGAAGGTTTAGAATACTCCCAAAATTGATTACCGTCTTTACCTAATACAGTAGCGTCAGTCAAGGAAGGTTCAAATTTAGCTTGTTCTTTAGCTAAATCTTTTAAAACATTGCCCATTACGTCCTTAAGAACATTGTTCATGTTTCTATCTTCATCATAAATGTTTTCATCGGTAATATTAGAAAGTCTTATAAAAGCATTTAATATAGAAGTAAACTTATTTTTAAATTCTCCAGTTTCTATATTTCCAGCAGAATCTGCTCCCATATAAGCCATAAAAGCCTTTTTATTTGGAGTTACTCCTATACTTTCAAAAGCTTCTAATATTCTATCTTCTATTGCCCCTTTTAACTTTACAGAATCAATTTTTTTTGATTCAAGATCTTTTTTTATTTTGTTTAAGCTTTCTAATTGCTTATTAATAAGAGAAGAATTAAATTTGCCAGTGCTTATATTTATAGAAGAAGTCTCTTCAAAGCCTACATTCCAAGCATCTATAATAATATCAGATGCAGAAAACTGTTGAGCAGTACCTACTTTAACTACTCTATTTCCTTCTTTTCCTGAAACTAGGGTAGTAATAAAATCATACTTGCTCATAGAAAAAGTTTGCACAAATTCTGTCTTTTTATATTCAGGTAGTTCTCGCAGTCTCTCTTTTAATACTGCCATAACAGGCATAGTAGCAGAAAGATCTCCTACTTTTTCTAGCATTAAATCAAACATGTCTAACACTTTTCCATTTTCTCCATTTAATGTTACAAGATTAGACAACTCATCTTGAAGTTTATTAAATACATGATTAAAGTCTTCAAAAGAAGTTCCATTTAAATATGAAGATTTTTCATATACAAATTTATTATCTTCTGTTATTTCTATTTTAGGTAGAAAAGAAAGTAATAATTTTATATTAGCTGTAGCATTATCTTTAGAGTTCTTTCTAAAACTTTCTGTAAGATTTAATCCGTCAGACTCTACTGCTTCTAATGCCTCAGATTCTAATGTTTCTAATTCGTCTACAACTTCTTGTTCTAACTCTTCTGTTTTTTTACTTTTAGTTTTAACTCCTCTAGATTCTAAAAAGTCTAATACCTTTTCTTTAAATTCTGCTTTATAATCGTTAATTAAATCTAAACCTTCACGCTCATCATTATATTTTTCCCATTCTTTAGAACCTTTAGGATATTTGTCTCTATTGCTTTCTGCAGTGTTGACTTGACTTATTATAAAATCGTTAATAATTTTTCCAATATTGGCAGTTTCACCAGTCAAGTCTCCAGCAAAATCTAATATTTTACCTGACTTTACTACTTCATATGCTAATTTACCTACTACATCTTCAACTTCTCCAGCAGTAAAACTATCATAAACATCTCCTACTATAGGTATATGAGTTTTATCTAATGCAGAATAAAATATTCCTCCTTTATGCAATAGAGGTTCTCCTTCTTCATTTAAATAATTTCTGTCAAAATCAGGGGCTTGCCAATCTCCATACCATTCTTTAAATTCATTACTGAATAATGCGTTATATTGTTCTTGAGCATCATTACCTTCAGGAAGATACTTTAATAATTCGTCTTGAAGACTTGTTAATTTACAATCCATATTCTAATTTATTGTTTTACAAGGATTTTGATCCTCATCTTTGCCAAATCTAAGCATTTTTTTGCTAGGTCTAGCTCTTTTTTTACCTTCTTCTTTAAACTTTGCTAATGGGTCAGAAGAATCTTCAGCATCATTAGTTGTTTCTTTTACTGGTTTAGTAATCTCTTTACCTGTTGGAGGATTTACTGCTTGAAGTTTTGCAGCAATCTCTTGTCCTGCTAATTTTATTTTGTCTTCTTTAGTCTCTGTAGCATTTTTCACTTTAGGATTGCTTAAAGGTTTCATATATATGCTACCTTTATAAATAGCATCGTCAGTATTAATTCTTCTTTCAAATTTGACAGGGCCCATAGCTATAGATGTACTCAATATATTTTGAGTTATTATATGTTCTCTATAAGAAGACTTAGGATCAGATAATTTTTCTATATCTACTCTTCTTCTTTGAGTGTTAATAAAAAAGTCTACTAAGGAAGCTCTTTGATCATCTATTTGATGAGCACTTACTTTGTCTAATCCAAAATTTAAAACTCCATTATCAGTAGTCAAAAGTTTGTCAGGATTCTTACTGGCATTTTCATTATAAATTAAAAAATCTAAAACATTAGCGTAAGTAGGAACATCTCCTAACATATCTTGAATATCTCCAGGAATCAATTCTTCAAATCTTTCCCATAATTCTTCAGATATTTCTGAATTTCTAAATTCTTGGTCTAGATTTTCAAGAATATCTTTATAAAGATCTATTATGAAATCTGCTTCTTTTTTATTTACAAATCTAATATTAAGAAGAGCAGGAACTGTTTCATTCATGTTATTAGGTATTTTGATATATAATCTACCTGCAACTTTAGGGACAGAAGCAAAAGCTCCTAAATCACCGTCTAATTCATTTGTATCAGGTATAGTAGCATAGTTACCATCATTTCTAACAACTCCAAATTCTAAATCTTCTATTTTGCTATCAAATACTTCAGCAATATTATTGTTAGCTCCTATTTCTTCTTTAAAAGCAGCAGGAAGCTGTTCTTGTATTACAGTTTCTACAGAATCTTCCTGTCTAAGTCTTTCTAATATAAGTGCCCTTTGTTCTTCTAATGCTATTTGAGAAGCTGGGTCATTTTCTCTAGGACTTCCATCTGCTCTTTTAGTATTCCACATACTAGAGATTACTGGAACACCTCCTACAGTTATAGGAGTTCCATCAGGATTTAAAAATTCAACTTTGATAAAAATGTTATCGTCAGCAACACTTCCTTGTTGATAGTATGCTTTATTTGTTTGTCCTTCTCCTTCTCCAAAGTTAATACTTATTCTTACTCTAGTTCCTACTTTATTTCCAGGAGTAAACAACCATTCTTCATAAGCTTGTTCATTTTGATGATTTTTGACTTCTACTCCTCTAGAACCAGGATGAGTATCTTTTGCATTACTAGACTCAATCATCAGCTCATTACTGCTAACATTTTCACCTTCGTAAGTTCTTATTTCATCTGCTGTTTCTGGATCTAAACCTAAGTCTTCATTAACATCATCATTAACATCTTCTTCAGATTGTTCTTGTGACTGTTCTTGTTCTAAAGCAGATAATTCAGCATATTTAGTAGCACCATTCTCCACAAAAGAATCTGAGACATCTGTTATGAGTGTAATAGGAGAACCTTTTTCCCCTTTTAATTCATTTATAAGTTCTGATTCTATTTCTTTTCTCATTTTAGAATCTTGTGAAACCTGACTTGTTACAAAATTCTTTCTTGAAGATTTACTTTTATCTGCTGTCTTAAGAGTATTATCTACAGAATACAATCCTTTAAGTCCTCTAGATTTAGCATTAGCTAACGCTAAGTTATACAAGTGTTTAGATATACCTTTACTTTGATATTTTGATGCTACATTTATAGATATTCCCTCATAGCCATCTTTTTCATTACCTATGGAAATGGCTCCTATTATTTCTCCACTACCGCTTTTAACTTTTATTATTGTAGTTCCTTGACCATCTACTGTTGTATCTACTTTAACAGAAGTGTCATTTATGAGTATTCCTATAGAAGCTTCTGAAAATCCTTCATTGTCTCCTGCTTTTATATCTAATTCTTCTTGTCCTTTTTCTTCTATATCAGCTTTTATAGGACCTGATTCTGTACTAGGAGACAGTGCAGCTAATGCTGCATTTGCTCTATCTTCATCTGAGTCTGCTTCTGCTTCATCTTGAATATCTTTTGGAGAAAGCTCAACTTCTTCTTCAGAATCTTCAAATAATTCTAATTGAGAAGACCCCATGTCTACAGATTCTTCTATTGTTGAAGATGATTCTTCGTCTTCTGACAATTCTACAACAGGAAAATCTAAAGCCAATTGTAATTGTTCATCGACTTCGTTTTCTTTTTCTTCTATAGAATCATCATATTCTTTTACTAATTGCTCAGTTTCTTCAGCAGTTCTTTCTGATTCTTTGTATTTAAAGTTAGCATCTTCAACCTGCTCTTTAGATTTAATTTTTTGAAGTTCTTGTCCTGTTTTGTAGAGAGTTCCATAATTTACTAAGTGACTTATTGATGCATCTAATTCTTTTTGAATTTCAGATATAGCATCTAATGTTAAATTGTATTCTATTCTTTCTTTTGTATTAGAAGGAAGTTTTAATTCGTTTAATTTTTTATATATAGAATATAAATAGTCTATGGCTTCATTTAATTGAGGAAGTTCTTTTTGAAGAATCTCTTCTCCATTTTCAGCCATATCTATAAGCCTTACATGATTATCTGATATATCATCAAAAATACTTACAGAAGTTCCATATTCTTTTTCTAATCTTTCGTTGATTAATTCATCTGCAGCTTTTTGAGCCTCTTGAACTTTTTTAATCTTATCTTCTCTATCTTTCTTTTTCTTTTGAAGAAGTTTTTTAAGTTTTTCTTGCTTTAATTTTGATATTTCTTTTTTAGCTTCTGCTATAGTTTCTAAAGCTTTAATAACATTTTTAATTTTAGCTGTTACAGAATCCAATCTATTTTGAATATCTATAGTATCTCTTCCATATTGTACAGCTTTTCTTCTTTGCTTTAATAACTTTCTTCTTTCTTTATCTAATTCTTTTTTTTCTTTTATTAGCTTTTTAAGTTTTTCAGCTTCTAACCTAGTTCTGAGATCTTTTATATTTCTTTGAGCAGCTTCAATTTCTTCATATACTTTAGAAGCCTCTCTTAGTTCTTTTTTAGCATCTTGTATTTGTTGTATAGCTGAGTTTCTAGATTCTTCATTTCCTTTTAAATCTATAGACTGAGTAGCTCTTTCATAACGTTCTTTAGCTTCGTCATACCTCTTTTTATTTTGGGCTCTAATTTTTTCTAATCTTTTATTTACTATAGACTTAGTTTCAGTTTTTACTTCTTCTTTCTTTTCTTGAGCTTCAGCTTCTTGAAGTTCTGATATTTTTTTATTAAGTTTACCTCTTAGGTTATTTTTATCTTCTTCGGGTAAGTTAGAAGCTTCTACTTTAGCTAATGTAGCTACAGCAGAATCTGTATCTTCAGCAGTAACTATTTCAGATTCTATTTTTTTAGAAAAAGTTTTATCTCTTTTAGTTTTAACATTTTCTTTATTAGTTAAATTTTTATATTCTTCATCTAATATTGCTAATTTGGCATTTTCTACTTTAATATTAGCTTTAAGATAGCCAATTGAAGCTTTATCTGCTTCATTTACAGGTTTACCTTTTTCTTTATCTGCTTCCATTGTCTGCTCTAACTGTTCTAAAGCAGATATATGGTAATCAACATCTCTAGAAGTTTTATTTCTAGTCATTCTATTTAGAGTAACAGGAATTCTGTTATCTCCATATTCTCCTGATTTATTATATTGTTTTTCTGCAGCAGCTATATCATCTAATGCTTCTTGAGCAACAGTCTTATAATAACCTTTTTCGTCTGATTGTTTTGTGTTAAGTCCTTTAGCCTTTGCTTCTTCTTCAGAAAGATTTAATATTTTTTCATAAGTATCTACAAGTACTCCAACAGTTCCAGTTTTTAATCCTAGAGTTGCTTGTTGATATAAATTATTTTTTAAAATATCATTTATACTTGTTTTTTCATCTTCTGAAAGATCTCTGTTTTCTTCTTCAGCTTTATTTACAATTTTTCGAATTTCTACATTTGCTTTGTCATTAGCATCTTTAGATGCAAATACATCGCTCATTGAAGGTATGTTATCAGTTTCAGAAATACTTTCAAATTGCTTTATAACTTCTTGTTGCTTTTTAAAGTTTTCTCTTTGTTTAGCATATTTTCCTTTATAAGCTCCATATCCTTTATAACCTTTAGATTCTATATTACCTATTCCTGCAGATAATGCAGTTTGTCCTGCACCACCAACAGCTCCTAATAAACCAGCTTCTACTGCTTCTGCAGTACTTAAATCATTAACTATGTCAGTAGTAGTATAACTACGACCTTCTCCAAAAGCTCTACCTGCTTTATCAGCTATAAGGTTAATTTCTTCTTCTGCAAATTCTTGAATAGATTCTCCAACAATTCTATTTTTAGTATTCTTTTTTGTAACTTCTTGAATTATATGTCTTCCAGTTCCAGCTATACCTCCTTTAGCAGCTACAAACATATTAGCTGAAGTAAGATTTAATAGTATGTTGGCTCTGTTTACATTTATAGTTCTAGCTGCTGCATCTGCTGCTATTTGTTTAGCTTGTTTAACGCTTATTCCTTTTTGTAATTGAGCTTTGTATATGTCTTTATATACTTGTGCTGCAGAAGTCACTCCTTCAGCTTGATTTAACGCTGTAGAAGTAGCTAATGTAGCTAAAGCTTGACCCATTGCTCCTAATTTAGATACTCCAGCTAACCATGAGGCAGCTCCTCCAGTTACAGCACCTGTAATAGCAAATGCTCCAATAGATTCAACTAAAGAAGCACCATTTTCTAACCACCATCCAACATCGCCTAAAGCTAAATGTTCATTAGATTTTCTGTAAATAGGAGCATAGTCTTTGTTAAAGGAAGCTTTCCATTCTTCCATAGTATTAGTAACTAAGTTTCCTACTTCATCGTCTTGATTATTATAATCTTCTATATCTGCTACAGCAGCTAAATATCCTACAGCAGATAAGCCAGTGTTTACTGCTATTCTAGATAACGTAGAGCCTACTTTATTTAAAGTAGATTGTCTAGCTGCTCTATAAGCTCCTATGTCTCCTTTAATAAAATTATCTTCTTTATCGTACTTTTTATCAGTAGTAACATAAGAATGATGACCTCCTTGCATAGTAGGAGCCGTATTCATTGCAAATATCTCGTTTAACTTAGCTTTTTGTTGATCATCTAATCTAGAAGTTCCATCTGGATTTAAAATTTCTTCAGGTTGAGATTCTTCTGTAGCAGCATTCGATATCATTTTTATGAACTCTTCTGGAGTCACATTAGCTTTATTGTTTCCTACACTTTTATAATAAGAATCTCCTCTTTTTAATTCTCTGTACCCATGCCTATCATCAATAACCGTGTCTTCTAAAACTGGAAATGCTGCCCAAACACCTGCTACACGTTTAGCAAATTTTTCTAAAGACATTTGACCTTTTTGATAAGCGTCTAAGCCTAATTCTTCTAATTGAGCATGAGCTAGTCTATTTTGAGTTTCTAAATCAAATTTTTGGTCTCCTGTTATTCCGACTTTATTGGCTATTCTTTTTAATGTGTCAGGCATAAATTGATATAACCCAGCAGCTTTTCCTGCAGCTTGTCCTCTACTTTTTTGAAAAGCTATAACTTCATCTATACTCATAGAAGTAAGATCTTTTCCGTGACTTTCTTCTATTCCAGCTATACTATTAATTTTATTTGCGCTTTCGTATAAGCTGATGCTTTTTCTTAGGCTTGCAGAAGATTCTACACTAGAATAATCTTTTGCAGAATCTAAAGGGTTTTCAGAATCTGTAATAGGAGCTTTCTCTCCTTCTGGTATTTCACTTGGTCCTGAAGTATTAATAAGATTTTTTGGAGCTTCCTGAGCTGCAATATCAGGTACAGTATTAAGTTCGTTCTCAGGCAAACTCTCAGGTTTAACATCTTCTGTTGATTGAAGTTGTTGGGGATGTAAATAATTACTTGGATCTAAAGGCTTAGAAGACTGTAAAGAACTAGGAGTAAATGATGTTGAGTCTTTTTGAGAGTTCAACAATTTTACATCTTCGCTTGACATTATATATTCGTTGCTCATAATTATTATTTTCCTATTACATCTAAAAGTTCAAACGCTGCTCCTGGATTTGACATAGTTATTTTATCATTAACACTAGCATTTCTAGGTACATCATATCCCATTTTTTTAAGATCTCCCCAAGTTATAGGTTTTTTATCTACCATAATTTTATAACCTTGTCCTTCTTGAAAAACATTAAGAGAACTTTGAGAACCTCCTCCTAATTTTTGCTTAATAGTGTTTACTTTGTCTTTTCCAAATCTATTATCTCTATTTAACTCTTCAGTCATATTAAAGTCTAAACTTCTAGAGGCAAGTAATCCTTGATAAGCTATATCATCTGTAAAATCTTTAGCTGTTGCAGCTCCGTTAACAACTTTTTCAACCTTTCCTGTTACTGGGTTTCTGGTGTAATTTAAAGCTTCAAATATGGCATCTGAATAAGATATGCCTGTTCCAGATACATCTTCTCCATTCATTTCTATTTCCATTAGACCATCTGTATTTGACTTTTCAAAGTGTACTTTAATTCTTACTCTAGGATTTCTATAAGATCCCCCTTTTATAAATGCTACAGGTTTTATATTAGTAATATAGTTGTTTTTAAAATCTTGTCGATATTTATCATAAGATTCTTCATCTGATAATTCTGTACCTTTTACATTTTTAACTATAAAACCTCCTATACCTTCGCCAGTTAAAGCAGAAGTCAAGTTTTCTGTAATATGATCAAAGTTTCCGTGAGCAGGTCTTATTTCAGTTTTTTGTTCTTTGAAATCTTGAACATCGTTTTCTAAATGTTCATTTAGAGCTTTTTGATATTCTTCTTGAGAAGTCTCTAACATGTTTGGCATATCTATGTATTTGCCAATTTTTTTAAGAGCTATATTTTTATCTTCTTGTTTTGCAGTTTCTTTTATTTTTTCTAATTTTTGAATAGAGTATTTGTCTTTATCGTTAGGAATACTATTTAAGATATCATTTTTAACTTCTTTAAAAGCTTCTGAATTATACAAATTATATAATTGTTTTGATAATTCGCTTACAGGACCCGTTGTAGCAACTCTAGAATTATAAGAGTGAACTTCTCCATTTTCCATATATGCTGTAGGTATACCTAAATCATACATAGTTCCTATTAATTCTTCTTCAGACATTGCTTTTAAATTTTCAGGAAGATATGCTCTTTCTAATGCTGAAGTAATATGTGATTTTTTATTTTCTACTTCTTCTTTAAATGCTTTGCCTTCATTTTCATCAAATTCTTTTACAGTAAGATCTAACTCTTCTTGAAATCTTCTAGCTTTAATATTATCAGCAGGATCTTCTGAATTTTGTAGTCTTTCTATTTCTTCTTTTCTATTTAATAAGTCGCCTTCCATTAAAATATATTTTCCTCCAGCTACAGTTATTAAACGGTTATCAAGTAAATAATCATTCTTACCAGCACCAGCACCTTTACCTAAACCTTTTATAGACTCATATGAATCATTTTGCATTTTTAAATTTCCTGCGACTGCTGACGCATTATATAAAAGATCGCTTACACCTTTTTCATCAAGTCCTCTTGTCTGAGATAAAAAATTCATATAGTTCATAACTTCAGGGTCATTCCCCATTGCTCCTGCAACTCTTTCTTGAATATCTTGAGCAGATAGTACAACTGTCTTATCTGCTACTGTTCTTAAATTTCCTTCAGAATCTTCAAAAACTTCTCCTCTATATGATTCAGTTGTTTTAGCTTTAATTTCGTTTGCATAATCTACAGCTCTCTGTTGATAATTTATAGATTTAGTTCCTCCAAAGCTTTGATAGTCAGCAATTCCACCTTCTTCGTTTAAACCTTTATTTTTAACGTATCTACTATAAGCAAAGTTTTTTGCAGCATCTTTATCTTCGGCTGACATATCCTTATTAGAATCTATTTCTTTTACGTTAGCTTGATAACTATCATAAATTCCACCTGCCTTACCTATAACACCTGTACTACTAAATGCTTTATCTCTTTGTCTTTTGAGATTTCTAACCTCTCTAAACATTTCAGGACTATATCCTTCTTCAGTAAGTCTATTAGTTACATCGTTAATACCTTTAGATAATTTATCTACTTCTGCTTTAACTAAATCATCGTGAACACTTAATTGCTTAGTATCTTTTAAAGAAGCATCTATATCATCTCCAAGAGTAATAATGTTATTATGATTTTGTTGAGTAGCTTGTACTGGCATCAACATATCTTCCATAGATAATGGTTGAAAATCAGAATATACTTGTCTTCGTGTAAATCTATTTGCAGCCATTAGTCTTTCTTTTTCTTGTTTTTATAATAAACATTACCATATCTGTCAACTTTATAATCGTACATATTGTTTACAGAATTTCTTCTATATCCTTCAGTACCATAGTCTCCCATTTGATTGCCTAGATTAGCTATACTATCTTGAGTAAGACCTTCTCTAACACCTTCATTTTGATCATTAATGACTTGAACACCATATCTGTTTCTTTGGTTCATAGCATCTTGTCTTAATCTTAATTGAGCTACTCTAGATTTTTCTGCAGCATCTGCAGTATCAGAAGATATTCTAGCGTTTGTTTGAGCAGATAAAGTTCTATCTAACAATCCTAGTCTATTATTTAAATAAGAAGACCTACTTCCTCCAGAAGCATTTCTAAGACCCTGATCTGCAGCTCTAGCTGAAATATTTATATCATCATAAATTTTACTTCTGTCTATTAAATTCTCTTCAATAGGAACTGAAGTATTAAACATATCTAAATCTAATTTTTCATTAGGCTTCATATTTCTACCTAAGTTAATACCTGAAGTAATTATAGGAGCCATTCTAGAAATTCCATTTATTGCATCATTAGCTTTTCCAGGTTCCATAGTCAATCTTCGTTGATTGTTTGGAGCATTAACAGTTATAGGATCAGTATTATTGGCTATATTTTCTTTTTGCCATCTTGCAACATCTCTATCTGATTGTCTAGTTGCTCTATCTTTAAAAAAGCCTCCATCTCTGAATAATCCATTAGGCTCTTTAGGTCTTACAGATTCTTGAAAAGCTTTAAGTCTTTCAAAATATCTTTCTTTGGCTTTGTTGGCAAACATATCGTTTTCTCTTGGGAATTTTTTATTTAAATGTTTAGAAGCATCTGCGAATGACTTACCTGTCAAACCTTTAGGAAGTTCTAAATCTTTTATCATATCTTTATTTAAGCTTAAAGAATCTGAGAATACATAGTTATCTACAGAAGTTTCTCCGTCTTCTACCTCTGCATCCATAGCAGGTAGTTGAATACCTCCATTCTCGTGGGTCTGGCCATTAAATTCAGTAAGATCTCCACCATCTTTAAATTGAGTTCTCATCATAGGAGCAACATCTTTATAATTTTTTGCAAAGTATTCAGCGTCTTCAGATGACTCAAATTCCATACTTTCAGGACCTCTTTTAGGATCATTTAACAATTGCATTTTACCATCTACTTTTTGTATACCTGGAATTGCGTGTTTACCGTAGCTGCCCATGTAATGAGTGCCTGTTGTTCCATCTTCAAAAGTATAAGTATCTGGATTATATCTAGTCATTCTTCTAGCTGCTGGATTACCAAATTCACTACCTAAAGCTATTTTAGCTTTCATCATACCTCTTTTACCAGCATTTTCAAGCTTTCCTCCATCACCATACTGTTTAAGTCTGCCTCCATATTTTCCTTTTTGAGCATCTATATTATCAAAGCGATTGTCTACAGCATTGTCATAAGCATCTTGAGCAGCATCTCTTTGTTTTCTAGCTTCTTTGCCTCCAGATATTGAACCAGCTATTGCTCCTATTCCTCCACCTACTATAGTTCCTACAGGACCAAAGGTGCTACCTATTTTAGTTCCTGTTTGAAATCCTTTTAGAGCTGATTTATTTGTTATTTGGCTTGCATCTCCATAATTAAATGTTCCTAAGGTTTCATTACCCATAGATTGTTGATCAACTTTTATTGAATCTGATATAACTCCTGCTACTGAACCTGCAGCATTTGCAATTCCTCCTGCTGGAGAACCTCCTCCTGCGCCTCCTGGATTACCAAACAATTGAGCATCGTTTGTAGCCATAGGTTGATTAGCTATTTGTTGAGGATCCATTGTATACTGAGTTAATTCAGCATTTCCAGGATGTTCATATTGAGGTTTAGATACAGTTAATCCTTGAGCATTAGATTGTCCTAAATTAATCTCTTGTGGTAGATTTCCTCCTGCCCACATATAATTAGTAGTAGAAGATTTGAATAGTCTTTTTGGTTTCATAGTAGCAAAAATATAAATAGTTATAACTAATCAATGCAAATACTTAATAATTTTATTATGGTTTACATTAAATTTTATTATTTAATTGTCCTCAGTGTGATTTAGGTTATGATCTAAATGTAGTATACAAATCATTCATAACATATTCATAATTGTCATCGTTATTAAAATATAGTATGATATTTAACCAAGGACCTCTCATAGTAAGTCTAGAGTTCTGTTGTCTAGGTATATTAGCTTCCCAAGTTCTTTGAAGTCTAGCTATATTGCCTAGGTTAGTAAAAGGTACTATACCAGAATCTTGATAATCATTATATACTCTGCATGAGTGAGGATGTACAGCAGGTAGGTCATTTCCACTAGAATCTTTAGCTTCCATGTTGAAAGTCCAATTATCGAATATTTTAGATACGTCTGAACCTCCATTGACAACTATATGTAGATATGATTGTTTAGGCGCAATTCCGTAGTAAGTTGATATATCTCCTCTGTTATGAACATATATAGAGTTTTTAGTTACAGGATCTATGCTTAATAAGTTTTTATTGTCTTGAATTAAAGAATAAGGTTGGTATCTATATTCTCCAGAGAATGCTCCAGCACCACCATTTAAACTTTCTTTAAACGCTAAAACTTTGCTTTCTACTATTTGAGGACTTTTAAATACGAACAATCCTTCAGAAAATTCATTATTGTATTGACCTATTACTCCATATCCTTGTAGAGGTCTATCTAATTTATAATCATCTAAATAATTTATTTGTTTAAGCTTTCCGTGAATATTTTTTATATCTGAAATATCCATGTTATTGCCTATAACTTTTATTTTATTTTGAAGAGTATCATAATAATATACGGCACTCTTAGTAGAAAATACAGACCATTTATTTAATGTTCCAGATTTAGTACTTAAATACTTTTTATCATGCAATACTCCTCCATAACCTAGTTCAATTGACTTAGAATCGTTTGCTTGAGTTTGAACTCTAGGATTGATACTAATATGAGCTACTCCGCTATGTTGTAAGCACATTACCTCATCTTTATGATTAATAAGCTTCTTAATAGGTCCATATCTGGGATCTAATTCTAAAAATACATTAGTTAAATATCTAGTGTACGAGTCTATAATTTCATTATTAAATTTAGATTCAGAGGCTTTAATTATAAAATCAAAGTTAGTTACTTCATTAAAATTAATAGGTTTTGAAATATATGTAGGATATTCTGATTCTTTTGTGTATACGCTATCAAATTTAAAAAATTCACTTTTTTGAGTTTTAAATTCTCCAAACATGTCTTGATTCTCTAAATCTTCAAAAGCTGGAATTACGCTAGTTTCTAATACGCATTCTACTATTTGTTTATTAGAAGACACCCCATAATTGTTTGCCCAAGTTTCGTCAAAAGAAGCTTTAAGAATAGTGCATAACGCAGTAGCAGTATCTCCTCCGTATATTGTTTCATACGCATAGTTGCTAGTAAAAGGCTCTGAACAAGGTATGTATTCAGTATTAGCTCTTTGATGATGAGCATATCCTCCATATTGACTTCTATCTATTTTTCTAAAATCTATAATGCAAGGTTTGTCTATTAAAAAGCTTCCTCCTCCAGTAGGTAATCCTGAAGATGTCCAAGCAATAACATTAGTTCCGCTACATATATAACTTTCAGTAGCTGCAGACCCTACTTCAGGCGAAAAAAGGAGTCTATTCCACATAGAATTTCTTGTTGAATAGTCTCCTAATTGATAAAGTTTGTTTTGAACTGTTAATTTTTCAATGTTTCCTGGCGTATATTTTTTGTCATTATCATCAGGATATACTAAATTATCCCACAATTTCTGATCTAATCTACGATGGTAAAACGTTTTAAATCCAGATGAAGCTTGATCAGTCTTAAACTCTATAGGTTCAGTTCTGTATTCAGTTTTATAATTATGAGTAGACGCTATAGGATAAAAATAATCTCCATCTTTTGATGATATATCTATATAATGTCCTTCGTGACTAACTAAATAATTTACTCCATAATCAGATGTAAATTCTTGTTCTGGATAAGGAGTACCGTAAACAAGAGCTCCATGATATGTAGGCGATGAATAACCTTGTTGAAATCCAGGACCATGAAAAGGGTAAGAAAATGTCTCTGGTTGAGCATATGGAGCAGGCTTAGTTCCTTCTCCTACAGCAGCGTCCATATGCCAAAGAGGTTTAACTCCTTGCATCATAAATCCTTGAGTAGCTATAGTTCTATCAGCTTGTTTTCTTTTGGCTCTTACAATTCTCCATTTCCATCCTGCTTTCCATTCTGCAGGTAAATTTTTTAATTTTACACTTAAATGAGGTATTTGAACTTCTCCGTTTAAATCTAAATGGTAAGAAGGAAATTTAATATCTCCTATCCATTTTACAAAAGACCATTGACCATACTCATTTAAAAACTGAATGCCAAATCTATAAATTTCCATTCTTTTGTATCCTTTAGCTGGAACATAGTCTTGGTACAAACTTGAATATCCTGAATGAACAGTTTCTCTAGTAAATCCAAAAGGTCTTTTTCCTGTTCCAAAACGATATTGAATATTAGGACCTTCTCCTCCTACAGTGCCTCCATTAGATTGGAATTTATAACTTCCATCGTATCCTGTAACACTTAAGTCTAAATTAGATATATTAAAACAATCAAATGTACTTTCTGTTCCAGTTAACGTAGGGTAATTAGAGCTGGTAAACGATTTTTCTAATGCATATGTGCTAGGATCAGTAGATTTTCCGTTAGCTTTATATATTTTACAATTACTAGAAGAATTAAATCTATATGCTCTAGCATCCCAATCTAAATCAAATTCTTTTTCTGTAATACCTCCAAGAAATAATCTATTATCTTTTTCTGCTATTGTTTCTACTACTTTAGGATCTCCTCCTAAGTTAGAAAATTCTGTTAAAGAGAGAGTAGCTAAAGTTTGTCCTATGTCTGATATTTCTATATAATTATTTTCTTGAGGAATATAAGGAACATCTTCCATTAAAGTTACAGTAGGAATGTCAGTACTATTAGCATAATGAACTCTATACACTCTAGCATTATTAAAAGCTAAATCTGCCCAAAATGAAAATGAAACTTGTTGATCTTTAACATAGATAGGTAAAGATAAAGGTGATATTTTACTCTCGGCACCTGATCTATTAAATAGAGAGTATGCATATTGTACCATACCTTTTTCTTTAGGTTCTCCAGGAAGGTATGATACAAATTTAGGAGCATAATAATCTCCGTTTGGTGTAAATTCTAATTGGCTATTTGATATATCATGGGGGCTGTCAGCTCCTAAGTTAAAATGTTTTACAGTTTCTTTAGCATCTGTCCAATATACTTTTTCTACTTTATTGTTTTCATGTCTGCTATGTGTTTCAAGCATGTAGTATGTAGAGTGTGGTATTGCTCCAACGTACATCATTTGAATTGTATAGGTTAAATCATCATCATAAGTTATTCTCCATATGCAAAATCTTGCAGTCGAGTCTGGCGCAGAAGATGAACTAGTAGATGAGAATACAATTAAATCATCTCTCATAGTAGTCCAACCAATAATTTTATGGTCATTTTTACTAATAAAGCTATTACCTAAATCTAAAGTATCTTTATTATAATAATAAGAGTACTGTAGCATGTTGCCATTATATACTCCAGATGAACTATTAGCAGTAGTAGTTATAATTTTTCCTCTATGATATTTAGGTAGAGAACTTTCTGTTAGTAATACATTATGACCTGACGGCAATGTATCTCCTTTATACACACCATCTTTAATAGCAATCGTTCTAATAGAAGGCAACTCTAACATTTTAACATTTCCTTTTACAGAAGATAATGCTAAAGAGGTTTCTCCTTGATCTGTATATATTCTTAAGTCTACTAATTCTCTAAGCTTATTAGCTTGAAATTTTAGATTGCTAGTATCAGAATCTAATCCTCCTGAGTAAGTATGTCTTGCTGTAGCCATATTAAGTTAAATTATTTCTTTTTTCTTGTGAGCCTGTATGTTTGAAAAAGGTTTCCCAATCATTAAGCTTAGGAATTAATCTTAAGCTGTTATTAGCTATAGATCTCATTTGATCATAAGTTCCTATAGCAAGTCTTGTTTTAGCTGCTCCTATGCTATGTAAATACTCTCTTTCTGAATATTGGAATACATCTCCATTGAGTTTTCCTTTTCTCCAAAGCTTATAATCAATTTTATATCTAACAAAGTCAGACACAGCTCTTATTACTTTATAGTCATCTGGAATTAATGGCCCGCCATCTTCATCAGCATAATAATCTAAAGTAGCCATTCTAACAGTACCTTCTTTAAATGAAGTGAATATGTAACCATTAGTAACTGTATAAGTTGCATCTGAGTCACAAGTAGTATCTTCTGAGTTTTCGCAATGATAATAGTTATGCATTAAATCTCCAGCATATCTCATAGGTAGTTTTTTATCAACCCATAAAGTAGCTTGTATTTGTTTTGTATTACACGGAAGATTTCCTCTAGACTTAGATACTACAATATCATGAAAGGCAGGTTTATAAGTTTCAGGTGCTCCAATATAGTCCAATACTTCGTAGGCCCATTCATATATTTCATATGGTTCTACTTCTTGGGTGTAATCGTTATCTCTAAATAGTTTTTCTATTGTAGAAGCTAAAGGTATGAAATTTCCGTTATGCATAATTATAATTTAAAAAAGTCTCCTTTGAATTTAGGATTCTTAAGGTTAGCTGCTAATTCTCTTTTTAAAGGTCTTGCAAACTTAAACATGTAAACATTTTTACAAGGATAGTTTGCTGTTCGCTTATCGTATTTAAACTTATATCTGTATTCGTCAGTATGAAGATTAAAATGATAAATGAATTTCTTTTTTCTTAGTTCTGGTTTCTTAGCCCATAAGTCATTTGTAGATTTCCAATCTATAGGAAACCTAGTAATTAGTTTTCCATTTCCGTCTGTCTTAAAAGAAGGCTTAAACTTTTTAACTGATAGTACTCCTAACCTAGAAGGCATTTTAAATTCTAAGTTGTTTTGTATCATATGTTCTCCTACTTCTTTTAGGAAAGCTCTTAATATTTCTTTATATAGTTTTTCTCCTACATTATAAGCGTTAAACGTTTTTTGTTCGCAATAGTTTTTATCATAGTATTTATAATAATCTCTTATTCCGTAATCTGATATTATTCTCATTCTTTATTTTTATCTACCTGCTACTACTTTACCTGTGTCATCATTAGAATTATTAGAACTGTCAGTAGGAACAGAATATCTCTGTAATAATATTTTAACTACTTCTGGTTTTAATATAGCCACCATATCTGCTGTAATAGGATATGGACTGTCCCATGTAAAACATGGATCTCCATCACAGGTGGTAAATGAGCTGATATCTTCTGGATTTTCAAATAGTCCTCTGATATTAATCCATTTTTGTCTGTACAATGATGGGTTCTTAGATACTAAATGCACTCTACCATTTAAGTAAAAACCATATACAGCAAGTTGAGAAGCTCTTCCATTGCCTGAGTATAAAGCTTTCTCGTAAGTTACTATAGAATAGTTTCTATAAAATTTATCTATAGAGCCTATCCTGGTTAATCCTGTAGCACCTCTTAGTGAAAGTGGAGCAGGAATTTCTTTCTTTGTTCTTATTATTTTACAAGTGCTATCAAAATCACAACAAGATTCTGCAGGAGCTAATTCTAATTCCACACAGCCTAAATCTTGAATAAGGGTTTCGTCTATTATTCTGCTATTAGCATCTAGACTTCTTCTAAGGTATAATGCTCTTTGATTGTTCCATTCAAATAGAATGTTTCTATCATCTATATTAGAATCATCAGATAAACTCCTAATGTCTTCTCTAGTAGCAAATATAATCTTGTTAGGTGTGATATCACTCATTGTTTTTTATTTTAAGTTCATTGGTATTACTATCGGGTGTTGTCCTTTATTTAAGACTGCGCCACAAGATATAATAGGCTTTTTAAAGTTTTTCCCATAAGCCATAGCGTAAGATTTTCTATCTATTCCACATCCTACTTGCATTCCAAATATTCTAGTATCTGGTCCTACAGAAAATTCTACATAAGCTTGAGAATGTAAATGTCCTTGTATCTGCGACTGATGTTCTACTTTCATTCTATTTCTTGCTGTACCGCCTTCTCCATGATTGTAATTGTTACCATGAAGATTAACTTCTTCTACAAAAGTCCAAGTAGGTGTTTCCAATACTTCATCTAAGTCTCTCACCCATTTTCTAGATACTCCTGCTGTGGTAGCTTTTCTATATACTAGTCTATCGTGATTACCTATGAGAACTGTAGAATTGGGAAATACATTATGCCAATCTGCTATTTTATCTATAGCTCTGTCTAGTTCTTGACCTGCAGCAAATCCATCAGGATCTGATTCATGATAACTAGAGAAATGATTATCTATTACATCTCCTATGAATATAACTGTTCCACAGTTTAATTCTTCTTGTACATGTCTACAATGTTGTAAATAACCTTCTAAACAAAATGGTTCATGCAAGTCTCCTATTACTAACACGTTATCTATATCTCCTCCTTGATAAGGCTGAGGCAATTGTTTTTGTTTCTTTTTCTTTTTAGGTTGATCTTTCTTTTTAGCGTTAGCATATTCTAAAAATTCTTTAAATAAATCTTCGTTAATTTCTGGAGTCTTTCTTTTATTTCTTATTATTTGTTTTGCTTCTTTGATTATGTCAGGTCGACAATTAAATTTTTTAGATAAATAACCTGCGCCATTTTCTAAATAACTTTTATTGACTTCCATTTTCCTTATTACTTGCTCTAAATTCATATTTTAGTTTTAATTAATAATATAACAAAGGTAGTAAAAAATACTTATTTACTTGCCTAGCTTATAAGAAGCTCCTCCGCCTAATGTAAATCCTTGATTTGCAATATTATAGCCAGGTGAAACATTGAAAGACCATTTGCTGTTCTTTAAATTTAAATCTAAAGGAATAGTTATCTGGTCTATATTACTGCCTATAAAATCATATCTGAGTCTTGCTCCTATATATAAGTCTGTTTTATCTTCGATATTGTTAATTACAATTTTAACTGTATCTCTGATAATAGTATCTGAAATAATAGCTCCTAAATCTATTTTTCTAAGTTCTCCTTCCACAATAGCTTTATACCATAAGGTATTATTACTGTTTGTTCTAATGGTATCAGAATATACCAAAACAGGAATACGAATAAAGATGCTATCTTTAATTGTGTCATGGATACTTTCAGGTTTTAACCAACGATCTACATAATTTGTATCATGTAATGTATCAATGATAGTTGGATTATTTACAGAAGTTATTATAGAATCTATGTTTATAATAGTATCTGAAATTATGGTTAGCGTACTATCTGAAGATATTACAACATTTTCTTTATTGCTATTACAAGTTTGCATTAATAAGAACATTAATAATGCTCCTAATCCAACTGGAAGTAAAGCTTTAATTACATTTCCTAAATCTAAATTTATCATTTATTTATGGCTTAAAGTGACTGTATATGCTTTTACCTTTTACTTTTTTAACCTTAAGAACTTCTTTTCTATTTTTGCCTTTTAGCTTCATAGAAAAATGTACCCAATCTGGTTCTTTATCATTTCCGTATTCCCAGATTAATTGATCAAAGTCTATGTTAGCATATATGTAATCAAATATTTCTTTGTTGGTAATTATACCATATACGTCAGCATCTACATCTAAAGCTTCTCCTTTAGAATGTTGAGAAGTACTACTTCCTCCAATTCTATCATTTAATGCTTGAGATCTATATCCTGAAGATACAAATATTGGCATTCCTAATCCTTCTCTTAAAGGTTGAAAACCATTAATAGCAATATTTTTTAAAGCATCTAAATGCTCTGCAGTTGGGTTATTATCTATGCCGTATTTAGTAGCGGTGTTAGATTTAATTACTTCTTTTAATGATAAGTTTTTACTTAGTTTCATATTACAATATATATTGGACTCCTATAATTTTAGTTACTCTTCCTCGACTATCTACTTTAATAGGACAATATTTATACATTACATGTGCTATTTTATTTTCATTTTCTCTTTTAACATTTAAATTTCCTTTACTTACTTTATTATTCATTAAAGTATATTTTAAATCAAATGCTAGAGTATTTAAAGCTTTTTTATCTGCTCTATCAAAAGTTCCATTTTGATAAGATTCAATGTCTTCTTTTGTGTAGCCTATATTTTCATAAAAAGATAAAGAAAGTTTTTGGTCTATACTATAAGATGGTCCTGTCCAGCTAACATCTATAACGCTATATCCATCGCAAAGTTTATCAATTAATTCTAATTGTTCTTTTTCTGATATAGGTGCTACTCTTTTTAAAACATCTTGTTTTATAATGAAGTCTACCTTTTCATGTAAAGATAATTCTTTCATAGGTTTATTTATTTAAAGAAGCTGTTAATATGTAATCAGTCAATTTAGTAACTGCTAACTCTAAAGCTATTAACCTAGTGATCAAAGAAGTATGTTTTTCATCAGAAATATCTTTATTAGAGGCTATATCTTTTAATATGCTTTGAGTTTCTATTTGAATAGCTATGACTTTTTCTTCTAGCTCTTTAATTGTCAAATTTTGTTTTTCGTCAGTTTCTACTTGTTTGTTGATTATTCTGTCATATAGTATAGGAACACTTTTCCATATGCCGAGTATTAATCCTCCTACTAACAATAATATTAAAGTTGCAGATAAACCTATAGTAGATACAGCTTCTACAATTTGTTCAAGAGAAAAAAATAGTAAATTCATCATTATTGTTTTAAAATTCTTGCGGTACTTAAGTAATATTTATCATTTTTACTTTCTATATAATTGCTATCAGTATAAGCATTTTCTGTTGCTTTTAGCTCTTTTAGTCTACTCATTATATTATTTTTTTAAGTTGTGATACTTTTGCAAACTCTTGAGGTATACAATTTTCTTTTAACCCGTGATTAAAAGACAACAAAGATAGATATAATGCTGAGAACTCTGAACAAGTAAAACCTTTAGTGTTAAAATTTAGTTTCACTTTTATAGCTGTTTCTATAGCAATTCTTAAAAACAATAAAAAATCATAGGGAGTTTTAGTATCTGTAAACTTCTCTAGTTCTTTAACTGCTTTATTGATTTTAACTTTTGAAGCTTTAGGTCTCAATATGCTAACTGCTTCTGTAGTTTCAAGTCTGCGAACCAAAGGATCTATATCTACTCCTTTCTCATTAGAATCTACTATAAACCATTTATCTCCATGTTTGACTATTACGCCTACATGACTAAAGAAAGAATTGGTCCAAGTACAAATAGCTTTGCTTATGAACCTGTTCTTTCTTATTAATATGATGTCTCCATGTCGGATGTTATTTTCTATTTCTGATAGTTTCATTCTTCTTCTATAAATAAATTAAGTTTAGCATTAAGTTCGTTTATTCCTAATAGCTCTATTCCAGAATTTTCTTCATTGGAAATAATATTTGCTACTTCAGCTTCTGTTAAGTATTTACCAAAAGACTGACAGCTTATAATACAATGAGTTTCATTTTTATATAAAGGTTGAGTATAATGTTCATCAGCTCTCCAATCTTTCCATTTAACTGAAACTTCATTATCATTTTCATCAAATGTAGTAGCATTAGGTAAACCTGTAAATACATTTGTTTCTAAAAATGCTATTGGAGCATATATGAACAAAGGATACTCGCTCATAGTTACTTTATCTTCATTATAAAATGTTTTATAATAACTTAAAGGGCAGTCATTATTATCTATGTTAGGAAATACTAATTTTCCAGGAATATGTTCTTTAGGTAAACCACCATTAGTCTGAGCCCCTATTAAATTAAGAATAAGTCCAAAAAGAAGTTGGTCTTTCACAACCTCTGATGTCATTAGAGATGCTATGTTTTGTGTATGTATTATTGCTTTCATTGTTAAAAGTTTACTATTTTTTCAGTAGGAAAAGATTTTAAAGTTAAAGTATTAATACCTTTTAAATCTTCTACAGTTGTAGGTGTTTTCAAGCTATTAAAATCCCACCAATGTACAAGATTACCTTCTTTTATTTTATTTGAGTACCTTCCTCTTCCTTTATTAAAAAGATATTTGAACTCGTCTTGGGATAAACCAGTATTCCAAAAAGCAGTTTCAGATTGAACTCCATTAATTTGTTGAGCTACTCCACTATTCGTTGCCCCAAATCTATCAAAAGAATTTTGAGCGCTATCTGTGGCAGTTAAAGCACCAGTAGAACTTTCTACTGAATTAACATAAACTTTAGTTTGTAATCCAATAACACTTATTCCAATATGAACTTTAGTGTCTAAGGGAATAGATACTGAAAAAGATAAGTCACTTGCTCCAGCTTGATTTACTCTTAATATAGAAGCGTTTGTTAAAAAAACAAATGAAGAACCAAAACTGCTTCCAATTAAACGTACTCCCGAAATAGAAGAAAAAATAAACCAACCAGAAAATGACCAATCAGAACCATTAATGAAGTTAGTTGCCATTTTAGTATAAGTTCCTGATGTATTTGGATAGACTAAGCCACCCTTAAAACTAAATTCATCCCAGTAATTTCTAGGAAAATCTGGAGGATTATCATATACTATAATGTCTCTTGAAATATTTTCACCATTTATGATATTATTATTTTTACCATATTCACTTCCTATAATGGTAGTGTCGGTAATACCTGCCTGAACTAAAGCAGGAGCATTATTAGGATTAAGTTTTAAATCTATTCCTTCTAAAAGTTTTCTACCTCCAGGATTAGGGTGAGAAGCTGTATTACCTAAAGCATCTTCATAAACATTTGAAGTTTTTACTGAAACTTTACCAATATTGGCAATATACCAATAATCCATTTCAATTACATCTCCAACCAACATCCCTCCTACTGGCTCTATTCTCCATTGGGTAGTATTTATATAAGTAAATGGGGGATTAATATCAAACTCCATCCAAACCCCATCTGTATAATTTAATGTTATTGCGTAAGAGCTAGTATTTGCAGCAAGTAATTTAAAACTACCATTCCCTCTACCAGTTGTAAATTTAATTTTAAATACCCACCTAGACGGGCCACTTGAAGCAATACTACTATTAGGCTTTAAATATAAATAAGAATTAACATCTGAATTTTCTAATCTAAGTAGTCCATTTATAACGTCATGCGAAAGAGTTAAAGCACTACCACTAGCGTAATCTACACCTCCTAAATCATTTGTAAAATCAGTAAATAGTTTACCAGAAGAAGACATATTATTATAGCCTAATAAAGCATTTCTAGCATAACTATCTTGCGTGTTATCTGTCCAATTAGTAGCTAAGTAATTAATAATAGTTGCATTTCCTGCTGTACCACCTATTGCATAAGCTGTGCGTCCATCACTTTCTTGTAAAGGTAGTAGAGTACCATCATCTAAAATTAAATTATATATTGTACCAGGAGTTAGTGTAATTGTATTTCCACTTTTACTAGCAATAGAAGTTCCCTCATAAGAAACTATGTTTATACCTGTTAAATTTGTAAATGATAATGTTTGTGTACCATCAGAAGTTAAACAAGGTTGATTAACTATTTTAGGCGTATAAGAAGTTTTGCCAGAATATTCAAGAGTATTCCCTAAAGCATCTAGCGTACTTGAATTTAAAGCAGCAGGGACTATTATTCCTAGATTATCCGTATAACCATTATCATTAACATAACTACTAGATATAGTTCCATCTTCTACCCAAGTATCGGATTGCCTATTCATTATAGTTCCAGTTACATCATTTGTTCCTAATCCATTATCTACAATACTATGTATAGTATCTCCATTCCCTTCATCAAAAACCCAATGAATTAAATCTATGCCTAATGTTACATTCCTAACTAAGTATTCTGATACTTTAGCAGGAGTGTAGTTACTTTTATAAGCTAATAAAGTATTATTAAAAATATGAAAATTATAATTAGCTGTAGTGGTATGAGTACCTATTACTTCTGGAGTTCCACTATTTATCACAACAATAGCTTCTGTATTACTAAACCAAAATTCAAAAGTGTTCCATTCATCTAAATTGACTGTGTCACTTATACTTTTTGTAACACCAAGAACTCTACATGCCATTACTCCGTCAGTACCTCTATAGTAAACTCTAGCGGGTGCACTGGCAGATGACTCTATATTAAGTATATAGTTGTGAGTCTGAGATGAGTCTGCAAAAAATACAACTTTTTGATAGATTTCGCCTATCCAAATAGCATCTGTTGTAGAGCTAGAAAGATTTATTTGAATATCAGTAGCATTACCTACATCTCCCTTTACACACCTTCCAGGTTGTACTACTCTACCATTTTGACTAGGTACAGTAATGTCATCTAACAAAGTATCTCCATAAATAGAGCCAACATGTTGAATAACTTTTGCGCCATTAGGTGCTTTATATATAGGTGCTTTTTCTACCATTAGTTTTGGTCATATTCTGGTGTTACCCAATAGTTAGTACCGTCAAACTCTACATGATATTCATGTGTCCAATCACTATTGTTAGGAGCAATTAAAGCTGTAGCACTTCTTACTTTTGTTGTAGCTGCTAAATTTATTGTAGGAGAAAAAGCTGTAGTAGCCGTAGTTAATCTTATAGTATACTTAGTACCTTTAACTCCATTAGTAAATGTTAAGTTTCCACTAAAAGCTTCGTCCATATTTACTTCAATAACTTTATGAGCAAGATTAGCACCACTTAAATCAAATGTTGTGTGACTACTTACTACAAATGTGCTTAGTACAGCAGATGCTACAACACTAGTAGGATTACTAGAAGGTAAAGGTATATTAACCCAAGCAGAACCATTCCATTGAATAATATCTCCAGTAGTAGCTGCTGTAATAGTTGCATCTCCAATATCATTTATAGTGTTGATAGTAGGTATTGCATCAGGTATCCAATTTATACCATCCCATTTTAAAAATTCTCCAGAAACTGCACCACTAGTATCTACATCTGTTAAATCACTAATTTCAGTAATAGTAAAAGGAACAGGACTTGGCAACCATTTTCCAGTACTAGAATTATATAATAATATTTGACCATTTCCAGGAGGAGTAGATAAATCTACATCACTATGACTGTCAATAGTACCATTAGCCTCTACTATTGCCGCAGGTATCCAATTGCTACCATTCCATTTAAGAAATTCCCCTGTAGTTGGTGCAGAAGTAGTAGTGTCTACATCGCTGTGTTCGTCAACACTTCCGCTAGCTTCTATTATTGCAGCAGGTACCCAATTAGTTCCGTCCCACTTAAGAAATTCACCAACGCTAGGTACAGCAGAAGTAGTGTCAACATCTCCTATATCATCTATAGCATTTATAGTAGGTATTATAGCAGGAACCCAGTTACTACCGTCCCATTTAAGAAATTCTCCAGTATTAGGAGTTGTAGTTGTAGTATCTACATCTGATAAATCATCTATGTCTGTTACACTAAATCCACCGCCTATTACAAATTCAGTACCGTTCCATACTAAAATATTTCCTACTCCTATGCCAGAAACATCTACATCTGCAATATCATTAATACCATATATTCCTAATCCTATTACTTCCCATACTTTTTCATTAGTAGAGGTAGCATAATCTACAGGTCTTATTGTAGATCCTCCATTATCTGTAGAATTATTAGCAGTAAGTATATATTTGACTTCTTTATCTGTTGAAGCATCTACATAAGTTACAATAGTTCCTATATCTAAATTGGCAGAAAATACTTGTCTTAGTTCAGGTATGTTTGTTATAGCTGCTCCACTTCCATCTAAGTCTGGAAAGTCGGATACTTTAATTGCTGTATCTTTATTTCTAGTATGTATTTTAGTTTTTTCAGCATCTTCTATTAAAGAGTATCCTGTGATTTTGTCTACCTTATTAGATAATGCTGCAGATAAAGTGGCGACATCTGAACTGTTAGCATTTGTATCTGCTATAATTACATTTAACTCTGTTTGTATTTTATCTGCTGACCATAATTCATTAGTATTAGTAAGTCCTGCTAAATCATTAATAGGAGCATGTTGATTAATATCATTAATATGAGTATTAATTAAACTGGCAGTTATATTCAATCCAGAAGCATCTAGAGCTGTATCTTCGTTTTTTTGATGTCTGGCTGCAGTATTTGAAGCTACATCTGATGGATTAATACCATTTGCTCCTAATATTCTAGTCCAAGTAGAACCATCGTATATATAAGAAGCTCCACCACTAGGTACTGCTGCATCTGCAGAAGCATCTGTAACATGAGTTACATCTCCATTAACCATTCCAGTTAAAGCATCTCTTGCTGCAATATCAGCTACAGTTTGTATATTGTTAATAACTAGAGTACTTCCACCAAATGAAAGTTCTTCCCAATCAGTAATTGTAGTTCCTGCAGTTCCTGGTTTAAGCTTATAGTATTTATCTCTAAGAGTGGTTCCATCATTCTCATAATGAACATAAGCCATCATACCATCTTGCTTTCTAGAAGGCATTATACCATCCCAATCTGTATCAGTTAAGTCTCCAATATGCTTAATATAGTGAAGTCCTCCTTTAATCTCTTTAGAGTCTAATAAAGATACATTATTACCATAAGAAGCAACTTGTAAAGATTGAAGTAAATTAATTTGACCTGAAGGTTTAGCTCCAGTAGTTTTGTTTGGATATGCCATTATTTAAAGTTTATTTCTATGCTTCCGTTAATAGCTAATGGAGCACTAGTTCCACTAAGTCTAGTTATTCTATATGTAGTAGTAGTTCCATTATTATTATAACTGAATGTAGAACTTACTGTAGTATAATTATTTCCAGGAAATGTAGCATTATCAAATACTTGAGTTCCGTAAGCGTCTGGATGTACTGTATATATATGTACAGCACCTGTTCCTGGTTCTGTGAATGTTACTTTGCCTGTTTTCTTGGCAGACCTAAGTTCATGATATACTTGATTAGGAACATTAGCATTTCCTTTAGCAGTATTTAAAAAATTCTGCAATGCGACAGTGTTTCCAGGATCTGTAAAATCTGTAGTACTATCTGCCATAAAATAATATACTCTATACATAGTTTGAACATAAGTGTAAACTGTTGGACTTACTAAAGCATTGCCTGAACCTGAAGAAGTGACTTCATATATCCTCCCTTCAGAAACTTTAGTTATACCATTTCCAGGTACTCCGCTATAAGCTGAAGTAAATGTAGGAGCTGTTGTACTAGTTGCACCAAAAGATCCTGTCTGAGTTTCTTTCTTTTCCCAAGTAGTAGCAGGTGTAATATTAGCTAATTCTGTAAATGTGGTAGTAATTAAAGTACTTGAAGCAGCTGTTGTAATATTATTTCCTGTTTCTACAGTAGAAGTTAATTTAAGAGCCGTAGAGCCATTAAATCTAATTGTAGGTGCTGTGTATATCAAAGCAAGTAATTTGCTATGCTGACTAGCGTCAAAATGATAATATTCGTTAGTATTTCCTCCTTGTAAGGTAGTAAGAAGATTATGATCTGTAGTTCCACCGCCACCAGTTCCTGCTGCAGTAATTTCTTGAGCTATATAATCTACTAAAGCATTTAATGAAGGATACATAGATGTAGAAGTCTTATTAGCATTTACATCAGTTAAAGTTTGAACTTTATTTGTAAGATCTTCTTTTCCATTGATTAATGCTTGTGCTGCTGCATCTAAGTCTGCAATTGTATGAATATGAACATCAGGAGGAAAAGTAGCTGGTTTATTTGCTAAAGTATTCCAATCTCCTGCATTTCCTGATTGAACTAACCTTCTCCAGTTAGTTCCATCAAATATAATCCAGTCTCCTACTATAAAAGTTTCTCCGTTAGCTACTGCTATATTAGGGTCGCTAACTGTTCCTGCAGTTCCGCATATATAAAAGTCTCCGTCAGTTCCTGAATTGTCATTTAGTATTGGACCAGTGTTAGCTGAAGCATTCCATACAGTTCCTTTTATAGTTACTCCTCCAGAGACTCCTACAGTTAAGATAGTCCAATCTGAAGGAGTAGTCACATCTGTACTAGGATTAGTAGTTAATTCATAAAAGCTTTGATTGTCTGCTGTATAGACTACCATATTATCTGTTCTAACAGGTAAAGGTAATCCACTGTTTAATGTTGCCATATTAGCAAAAGAAGAGAATCCTCCTTTTACTGTAAGAATATCCATTAAAGAATAAGTGTCGCTAGAAGCGTTTCTTTCAAAATTTGATGTTATTTTAATTCCCATTAGTTAGATATTATACAGGTGCTTGCTCCACTAGAAGCATTTTGACTTCTAAATACTTTATAAGTAACATTAATTCCTGTTGCTGTGTTTATAACTATATCTGTTTGTCCAGATAAATTTTGATACATGTCAAAGCTATTAGCTATACTAGATAAAGTAGAATTTCTAATATCGTTTGGCATTTGAACTCCTGTAGGTATCAGTAAATAACTGTATTCAGAACCTGAAGGATTAAAAGTTAATCGACTTCCTACTATGTCATTACCAGTAGAGTTAGTCATATTTTTAGTTAAGTCATTTTGACTAGCTGTTAAAGCTGCAGCTTGACCAGTATTTATTACTGGGCTTGCGTGAGTACCCCATATAACTCTTCCATAAAATCCCATAACATAATTTCTACTAAATGTAGTGTTTTTAGTGTTTAGTCCTGTTACTGTAAAACCTACAGTATCTCCAGGAGTACTTGAAGTTATGACGCTATTAAAACTAACTGCTTGACTAGTAGTAGTTTTAGGTACGCCAAAAGTTGCTGGTAAATAAGTTCCTATATAATTAGATAGTGCTATAGCATTAGAAGCAGTACTTATATTTCCTGAGTTATTGTATCCCCAAGTAAATGTTTGATTTTGACCTATGCTTGCTCCTATTTCTTGAACAGTACTTATTCCATTTAAAGTAAAACTAGAGAATGAAGGTAAGGAATAAGGAAAAAACATATTTTCAAATATTTCTTGATAGGTTAATCCGTTTATATTAGTTACTCCAGATTTAATATCTCCAAATGTGTTTCTAACAGTAGTTTCTCCTACAGGATTCGTAAAAGTTACACTGTTATCAATGTATACTTTTATCGAACCTTGAGTGGCTGCTTGGGTTCTCGACGCTGCTGACATAGTATCATCATCTAAAAGAGTAAATCCTCCAGACGCTAATTGTGATGCTATATAAGCTTTAGTTGATTGTTGAGTTGGTGCTTTAGAATTAGAGTCAGAAGCAAAATCATCTTCATCTAATAGTATGTTAGTGCCTGAATTAACAAGCTCCATAAACTTTTCTATAGTTATGGACTTAGGATCATACTTTTTACCATCTGTATTAGAAGTACTTCTTTTACCTATGATTACTAAATCAAGGGTTTCTGCTTTAGTTATTTCTTTTAAAGCTTCTATATTAGATATTATTCTAGTTCCTGACATTAGTATTTTTTAATTGTGTAGTATGCGTAATCTACTAGTTTAAGTAATTCAGTATCTTTTAAGCAATAATGATCAAAAGTACTGTCTAATTCTTTATTGAGTTCTTCTAATCTAGAATTATGTCTAGAAAGTATATCTATTATGTAACTTAATTGTATAAAGTCTTTATTTTTGTTTTCGCAGAATTTACCATAATGATATCCTTTACTTATTTTTTCTCCTAAAGAAGCATGCTTACATTGCAAATCTAATACATAAGTTTTAAATTTACTAACAAAATTTTCAATAATTTCGACTGGAGGATCTGGATCTGGATCTGGATCTGGATCTGGATCTGGGTCTGGGTCTGGATCTGGGGCTGCTCCTCCATAAAATATTACATTAAAGTCTGTTTTTTCCCAATCATCTAAGCCATCTTGAACAGTGTAAGTAGGTCCATTGCTTCCTGTTAAAGGAAGATATAATCCTAAATTAGAAATACTGTCTGCAGCATCGTGATCATTTGCAGTGCCAGAAAAAGTTACAAGTATTTCTTTAGTTACATTGCTTCCAGCACTCGCTGCTAATGTCCAACCTAAAGGAACATTAGTTGCATATAAATTACTAGCTGCTTTAGAAGCGTTAAATGTGGCTGATCCGTTAATACTTATGGTTATATTTCTAGTAAAGTCAACAACTCCTGGAGCATTTATATTTTCGTAAAAAGTATCCGAACTTGTGGTAATAGTAGATGCCATATTATTTTCCTTCTATTATAAATGTTGCGTTTTTAATTACTAAAGTTGCTGTACTATTTGAAGCTACCTTAATGACTAAACTATCTCCATTTATTAAAGTAATTGGAAATCTCAAACTTGCTTTACCTGACTTGGCTGAACTTGAACCTGTACTTGCAAAAACAAGTAAATTAGTAATCGTAGTTCCATTTTTATATATTGTAAAAGTAAACTCTTCACTTGATCCACTTGTAAATGCTATATTAAATTCAACAATAGTTGTAACATTTTCGTTTACTGTAAGAGTTCCGTCATTAAGGCTAACTGAGTATCCGCTTGCTTCAGATGTTTCCCATTCTTCTATAGGAGTTGCTACAGTAGTTGTATTTATAGTCTTATCTGAGGATATCATTATTGCAGCATACTTATTATTTGCTGCTGTTCCTGCTGGGCCTGCTGGACCTGTTGCTCCTGTAGCTCCTGTAGGACCTTTTAAATTTGTTTCTAAAGTCCAAGCTCCTGCAGCTTTGCTATAAAGATTACCAGTTATAGTATCTATATAAGAATCTCCATCTTCACCTAAAATATCTCCAGGAGCAATTGTTCCATAAAGAATTTGTTGACTTGTTCCTGCTGCTCCTGATTCTCCATTTGCACCATTAGTTACAGTAAATGTAGAAGTAGTAGCATCTGAATAAGTTATAGTATAAGTATCAGTAGTTCCTGGAGAACCATCTCCGTCAGTAAGTTCTATTTGAGAAATTCCTACTCCATTAGTACCATCTTCTCCATTGCTGGAAGTACAAGGACACTCTAGTTCTATCCAGTTGCCTGCATGTAAATTTACATCGTTTGTAGAAGCTACTGTTGTGTTTTTAAAGGATACCCAATTAGCAGAAGCAAAAGGAGCAGTAGCAAAGTCAGCACCAGTATTAGAGGTTGCGTAACCTATATACATAAATGCAGAAGCTCCGTCAGCTCCATTAGCCCCAGTTGCACCTTTATTTAGAGTAGCAGGTAATGTAATGCTTTTACAAGCTCCATTACACGTTGCACTTTTACATGATTTACATGTCATAAGAAAATTTTAAATATATTAAACTAAATAGTGAACAATAACGTTTCCTGTTGCTATACCATTTAAAACTAATCCAGTAATGGTACAACCTGCTGGAGCTGTTATTTCCACAAAATAAGATTTATTAGAAAGGTCTACTGGCCACCCATTTACAGCAACTATACCAGGCATATTATGAGCATTGCCAAATATTTTAATATATTTACATCCAGCAGGGGCTGTAAACGTTACTCCTATTCCTACATTAACTGCTGAAAAAGTCCTAGCAGTGGTTTGAATAGCTACAGGAACATTAGATTGGTTACTAGCTATAGTGACTGGTACTGATTGAGACATTGCAGCTTGTCCTAATGCAGGAGTTTTATTATCTATTGAAGTAACTTTTTGTGAAGTTGTAACTCCATTAGTTTGAATATTAGCAGTGTTTACATCCATACTTTGTGTAGCTGCTGCAATAATATTTGATTTATCACTAATATTATTATTAGTGTTAGAAACTCCTTGTAAAGTACTTTGTGTAGCAAAATCTTTATTCTCTAAAAGAGATAAAGTAGCTTGAGTAGCTAAAGTAGCTTGAGTAGTTTCTGTTGCAGCTCCACTTGGCAGTGGTAAACTTGATGCACTTACTGGCACAATTTGATCACTAGCAATGTTTACAGGCGTTGAAGCGGCTGTTAAAGCTGCTCCTTGAGCTGGTAACTTAGCATCGATACTTGTAGTGTCTCCAGCGATTGTTCCTAGGCTAGTATTGCCAGTATCTTGTTTTGCTTCAGTTGAAGCACCAGTTGGTAGTGGTAAAGCTGCAGCACTTACTGGCTGAGTTTCCGTCAAGTCTGCTTTTGCTTGAAGTTCTGTAAGTAATGACCCTAGAGCTGTAATTAACGTATCTTGTTTAGCTTCAGTAGCAGGTGCAGCAATTATTTTATTTAAAATAGAAGTTAACAAATTAATTTGAGAACTTATAGCTATTCCTTGACTTAACTCTTCTGCTAGCATTAAGTTTAATACTGCTGAAGGATCTAAATATTCTAATGGCCCTGCTGGAGTATAAGCATTTCCAGACACATCTTCGTAAGAAGTTACCCAAGGACCTGATGGTTGAGTGTACTCTCTTATTTGTTGCACTACTTTATCAGATGCTCCTGTATCTCTTACTAATAATACTTCAATATCTTGAGTATCTATTGTGTGATTTAATAATGAAATTAGAGTGGATTCGGTAGCTAGAGTTTTTAGAGTTTTTTCACTAGATACACCTCCATCATTTCCTGTTCCACCTAATAAGTTTTCTATTCTTCTAGAAGAATTAAGTATTTGATTTTGAGTTTCGTTTGCCATTTTTTAAAGTTTTTAGTTACAATTGCATTCTTCAAATGCACATAAATTAGTTACTGAATCAAGTAACAAGTTAGCTTGGGTTTCATTTCCACAAGCTGCAGCAGATGTTTGTGCTGCTTTGAGTAATGCTTCAGCTTCTATTGCTTTTTGCATTAAATCTCCTTTATCGCAATTACAGTGATTGTCAGCTACTCTTAACCACATTTTATCTACACAGCATCTTGCTGAACATGTAATAAATTCTGTAAGTGTGTAAGAAGTGTTTTTAGCTACAGCGTCAACTCCTACGCCTTCAGTGTAATATACTTTATATTCAAAAGTATGATAACCATCAGCTAGAACTAAGTCTGCTATGGTATAAGTAAATTCTCCATTTATTTCTCCTGGAGCATCATCAGTAACATCGTATATTACTCCATCAATTACAAGTTCAATCTTAGTAGCATCTGAAGATGCAGGATTTGGAGTATTCCATGCAGTAGCATTGGAATCCACATTATAAACTCCAGTAATGTCAGTTATTTTAACTTCATTACAATTGTGATAACATACAGATATTTTTGGTTCAAAAGCCATAGAGAAATAATAAATAAAGAAAAAAAGTAAAAAAAAGGAGGAGAATTAACCCCTCCTTTTATGATTTATATCTTAGAATGATAATCCAGTAAGCTTTTCAATTGTTGCTTGCAAACCTGTAATTGGATCATCTGCCCATCCACCATTAGTAGAAATTGCAGCAATAGTCAACTGTTTAGGAGCATGAATAGCACCGTATCCTCGTTCTTCTTTAGTTGTGTAAGTGATTTCATACAAGTTGTATAAAGCACCTTCAACAGCTTTAGCTCTACGAGTAAAGACATGTGGTTCTGGAGCTCGCATAGTGTTTCCACCATTTCCTTGAAGGAAGAATTCCAATTCAGCTACTTGCTCATAAGTACCTTTTCCGTTATCTTGTCCAACAGAATTAGTAAGAGTAGTAGTACCAAAATCTCTCAATGTCATAGTCCAAGAAGTTCCTGGGTAGTAATGCATTTTACCAGTGTCAAATTCTCCAGCTATGCCAGTTACTTTAACTCCCATTTCAGAAGCAACAGCAGTTGCAGCAGGAATTGTTTCTAAACCAGTGTCATTAAAAGTTTCAGTTGTTCCTTGATAAGGAACATCTAAAGTAAGAGTATCATTAATAGCATCAATAGAAGCAATTACATAAACTGGATCAGTTGTGGCAGTACCAAATCTTAAAAGACCTCCTACTTCCATAGCTGCGTTAGTTGTAGCATCGTCTACATCTGCCCATCCAGTAACAACTTTACTACCATTGGTAGCTACTACTGTTGCTGAAGTTGCAGTACCTGTACCTAAAGCAGTACCTGCTTCATCGCATAAACGTTCAGCTTTTACAATTTTACTTGCTTCTTTGCTGAAATTTTTAATGAATGAATCAGTTAAACCGCTTGCAATACCAAGCTGAGTTGCTCCTGTTGAAGGAGATTTGTAAACTGCATGTTTAAGGTATTGTCCACCGTGATTTGAAACTAAACTTTGGTTTAAGTTTACGTTAGCCATATAAACGTTATCTGCAATTACATTAATAGAACCAGAAGTTCCATTAAATCCAATTACGTCTACTTGTTGAGCTGCAGCAGCACCAACGACTTTTTTAAGTTTTGTTACTGTTGTAGGATCTATGATCTCAGAAGTAACAGGAGAATTTCCGTTTTCTTGAGCTACCATAAATCGAAGACCTGCGTCATTTGCGCTAGTTAGTTTATCTCCGTATGCCCCAAATACTCCTACTTCACCAGAAGCTAAGGAATTAATCCCTGCAGCTCTACTAGCTCCGTTTGTACTTGTGTCATTACCTAATAGTAACCATTGAATGTTGTTTTGTGAAAATGTTGCCATTTTATTTTAAAATTAAATTAATAAATATTGTTATTCAGTTTTTTGTTGATTTAGTTGTGCTGCTGTTTGTAGTCGTTGTTCTTGGAACACTTCTAGTCCTATTAGCACAGCCTCATCTATTATCTCTCTTATAAATACATCATTGTATTCAATTGCTTGAATTGTAGAGTATCCTTCTATAGATAAACTACCAGGCAAGATAGTTAAATCAGATACAATGATAGGCTTAGGTCTCTTAATATATCTTAAATGGTACTTAGTAATATCATAAGAATTTGCTTCTATAAGCTCATGTTGCTGAGTAATATTGTCCCAACCATAATCCATTCTCCATACTAGTTTGTCACTAGGCTTTTTAAAAGGATTTCTTTTATTCTTATTGTATCCATCATGAGTAATAGGTTTAACTTCTATTCTCGTGTTGTCAATACATGCGTCTGCAGATGATACTGTAACTTCTTCTGTGGTTGCCCACATAAAATCTTCAGGTAAATCTACAAACCTACCATTTGGTAAATTCAAAGAACTATCGTAAGTCTTAGGAGTAAGATTAGCTGTCTTAGTTAAAGGAGCTAATTCCTTTTTCCTTTTCTCACTTTGTTCATACCCCTCCTGGTATTTGTTACCAAGAGGGTTATAAACTTGTTTTATTTTTCTTTCAGCACCTTTAGTTAATAATACTGAGATTTCATAAGCATCTAACCCTGGAGCTGAAGGCCCCATTAATTTATCGTATGCTAATAGGAACTCATTATTAATTTCAGTTGCTGTCATTTATTATTTTGTTTTTCCTTCTGCAATTTCTATACGCTCTCTTACAGTAGCATATACTTCTTGATTTTCAGGATCTTTGAGGAATTTAATAGCATTTACTATATCTGCTTTATCTCCTGGCTCACACATTTTATCTCCACCTGGAAGTATGTAATTACCTTTTGATATCTTAATAGCTCCTGCTCTTACTGCTCTGTGGATAAGAATTTTATCCTCAAACATATCATCCTCTGTTATGCTTAAGAAACTTTTGATATCTTCTTTAATGATCTTAGTAATCTCATTTCTTAAGAAGTCATCGTTAGAATCTTCAGATGGCATTCTTCCATAAATCTTAAGGAAGTTTGACATATAAGCTCTATTGTTTCTAATTTCACCAAACTTAGTCCAAGCTCTCTCATTTTGATCAGCTTCATTTAAGTTAGTTTTCTGAGCAAAGTCTTCTGAAATTAAAGCAAACTTGTAAGTCATTTTATCATATTGGACATCTCCTGAAGGAGCTACCAATTCTTTATTAGACAGTAATACTTTATATTCTAAATAATCTTTAGGATTAGATAGATTTAAAACTCTCTCATCTTTTGAAAGCTTGATTCTAAAAGTAGTCCAGTAGTTTTCTGCTGGCTTATTATAAATAGATAATTCGCCTACATTAAAAGGCATTCCTGATCTAGATTTATCTTCAAAATATTCTCTCTCCTCTGGAGATAATGGGTCAATTAAGTTTCCCATTCTATCCATAGGTACGCAAACGTCTATAGTTGCATTTCCAAATAAAAAGAACGCTTCATGTTTTTCATCCTTGATAGGACCTCTAGCCCTCATGATAGGGATAATTGTTACCTTTTTATTAGGTAACGTAAATTCTTTCTTCTTTAATTCTTTTGTTGCCATTAATAAAATTTAAATAAATAAAAAAAGAGTGGAGGAAGAACTTAATCTTCCTCCTTAACTCTTATTATGCTAATATTGCTGGAATAAAGGATGCAGTCCTAGAAGGATCTTTCACACATACTCCGCCAATGAACATTTTATGCTCTTCCCAAGAATCTTCTGCAGTTCCGATAGCAGTAATTTTGCCATCTGGATCAAAAGGATTTCTTAGTCCTGGAATGTATTTGTGGATGATCTCAGGTTGCCCTTTAACACCTACTTTTTGAATGTTAGGTGCACCATCAGTAGTTCCGATATCAAAGATATCATATCTGTATGATTCTGCTACTCCTCCATTAGGATGCATTACCTTGTTACGGTTTCTGTCATCGTACATAGAATCAATGCTCAAAGAAACTTTGATGCCATTTGGACCCATATACTCAATGAACTGACCACCGTAGCCATAACCCATCTTAATGTTCTTCATAGTTGTTTTGTACATTCTATCAGTGTTCTGTAAAGGAGTAAACAACTGAGTGTGTCCTTCAAGAGCTTCATGGAATTGTACAGCACCTCGTTCTCCTGTTCGTAGAACAAATTCTCTTTCATCGCCTGCAAGCTTGCCTTCAGATAAATCTAAAAGTCGGCTAGACAATTCTTTGATTGAGAAAGTTGTATAGTAGGAAGTGTTACTAGATTGCATTTGCTCTCTAATTCCAGAACCTTCTACGATAGGATAACCTGATTTGCCTTTGGTTGCGTAGTTACCGTCTTTACCTCTGTTAGAAGTACCAAAGTACAATAGTCGGTTAATGTCATCCTTGAACTCTTTCATGAACTTTAAAGATTCATATTCAAGCCAAGTTGCCATTTTTTCACCGTTATCTCCTAAAATAACTGTACCCAACTTACGAGACTTCATATTACCTGGAGTTTTCTTTTCCATTCTGATTTGAGAGAAAGAATTCTTCATTGTAATGTTAGACTTGTAGTGTGGTTTACGTCCTTTTTGAGACATAGTTCGTTCTACTGGAGCATACTCAATTGAGAATTTCTTGCCTTTAGCAAGCTCTTCTGCTGGCATGAAAAACTTAGGATCAGAAGTATACATTTGAGCTTTATACACAAAGTTAGTTCCTTCAGGCGTGCCTTCAGATACTATTCTTACTGGGTAAAGTTCATTCTTCTCACCTACGATTTTTTCAGTGTCATCGAACCAATCAATGCCAAATACCAACTCAAATTCTGTAAGTCCGTATCCTGGTTTATCTGCGGAAGTTACTGCAACACCGTTAATTCTAGCTTCAACAAGAGGTACATTTTGTACAGCTTGTGATTCCAATTGCCAAGTATAGTCGGTATCATCCTCAAAATACTTAGTTGGATATTTAGCTAAAACAGACTCGATGTTATTACCAAAGTTCTTTTGCAAGATCTTAGTAATGTAACTCTCCATTTTTTGTGGACTTTGTGCCCACAATGCACCTAGATGGTTTTCAGTCGTAAGACCTTTCCAGTTAGTTGCATCTGTCATTTGTAATGGGGAAATCATTGCCATTTTATATAGTTTTTATATTGTTTCTTATTAATAATTGTTTGGGTCAGGTAAGCTATCTAAAAAGCTTTTAACCTTTCCTAAATTTTCTTTTGGTTTATTGCTTGCAGTATTACCTCTAACTAAGATATTTCCTTCGCTAGCTAATTGGTCTAACCTATCAATAGCAGATTGACTTTTTTGCTTTCCTCCATATAAAGGAGTGAAATCTGTAAAACCTTTTGTTATAACATGTAAAGCGTGAACTTTCATTTTATAACTTTGATCTTTTGTCCAGTTAGTCATAACTGCATCATAAGCTCTACCATCTTTAGTAGTTACTGCAGGAGTTGTCATACTTTCATAAACCTTTTCTCTAAGACTAGAGTTAAGTTTCATTCCAGGTATAATATCTACTGTTTCTACTGATTTTTTAAGCTCTTCTTGAAAGGCTGCTTTTTTTTCTGCTGCTTTTTTTTCTTTTTCTACTTTATCAGCAAGTCTTTTTTCAACATCTATACTTGCTATAGCTTTTAAAGAGGTATGAGCATCTAAAGCTTCTTCTTTATCAGAACCTGCATCAACATGCATTTCAGCATATTTTTCAGCTTTTGTTTCTGTAAAGCCTTTTCTCATCATATTTTCTACAATGAGATCTTTTCTAAGTTTTAAACTCTCTTCTGTTTCACCGTTAATATGTTCTTCTTTGATGCTATCTAAGATTTCTATTTGGTTAGCTGATTCAACATACTCTTCTGCAGGTACTCCTGCTCTAAAAGCTTCTAAGGCTTTCTTCTGTTTATCATTTAAGTCAGAGAACTCATTTTGCTTTACTGTAGTTTTAATTGCTTCTAAAAAAGTTTTAGCGTCAGTAATTTTTTCAACTTCGTCAGTTAAAAGAACTCCCTCATCAGCTAGAATTGAGGCAAAGGAATTAAATAAAGAAGGCTGTTCAGAATCTGATTTAGGTTTTTTATCACCTAGTTCTGTTATTTCTTCTGATGAGGGAGACTTTTTTTCTTTTGGATCAGCTAAAGGATCAATTTTGTCAGAATCATCATCTTCTGGTTTTTCAGCAACTTCAATTCCCAACTCAGTTAGGTCAATTAAATTTTCAGTATTTTCAGTTTTTTTGTCTTGATTAAGAACATTTGATTTGTCGTCAGTTTTTTCTTCTGGTCTTTCTTCTGGTGTTTCTTCAATAACACCTTCTGCATTTATTTCAATTTCCACTTCTGGAGAATCTTCCATATCTGCATTCATAAACAGTTCATCCATTTTTCTTCTTTTCCTTTGTAATACAAATAAACAAATTAACTAACTTGATATAACGATTGTTGAGCAAATAGCATAAAAATTTATACCTCTACTATAGCTTTTTCTTACCTAGAAGAAGCTGCTGGTCGTTGTCTCTGTATAGCCAATTGTTTTCTTTTAATTTCATGATCTTTAGAGTTTTTATTAGATGTTTCTCTTAATTGATCATATTTGAATTTGATGTCTGCAGCATTCTTTGCCGCTGTCTCTCTTAGCTTCTCTAATTCTAAAAGAGATTTACCTCCATCATCTTCGTTTCTTTCTTGATTAATTCCTGCTATTTCTAGCTTAGTACTTTCTTGCAGATAAATTTTCTCTTTTTCCCATTCTCTTAAAGCTTCAGAATCTGCTGCCGTTTGCTCTATGTTCTGTTGCCGTACTTGTAGTTCTTCTTTTCTTGCTTGTTCCTGCCTTTGTTCAGATTCTTTTTCAGAAGCTTCTATTTTACGTCTAATAGAACCTAAACTATCGTCCATGTATATAGACATTAGTGTAGAGAAGTTCATTTTATCATTCTGAATACCTGCGTGAGCAAGTTCTTTCATCATTTCATAAAGTCCAGTATCTCTGTTAGAATCAGAAATAAAAATATCAAAATCTGCTTCAAGAGAATCATTGTCACCAAATTGATATATTAGCGTGGACATGTCTCCTAGGACATCTTGATATTTTTTAGGATTATCTTTTACAGCTATTTTAGCTGTTTCTAAACCTATTGTTAACATTCTGAGTTTCCAGTCATCGTGTGCTGCAAATAACCATTCAGTTATATGAGAGGTTTGAATAATCTCTCTTTGAACATTACCTACAGCTTCTTTAGAAGATATCTGACCTTGTCTGGCCCTAGATACTCCTACTATTTCTCCCATTTCATTTTTAATATGGTCCATCATATTCATATAAAGCTGAATAGAGTTTCCCATTTCCATGTCAATCATTGGAGAACTTTGGTTCATTGCTCCTGCTAATTTACCTTGAGATGCTCCTTTAGTGCTTTCTTGGAAAGCGTCATAAGGAAGAGCATTCATTGATTTAGCAAAAGCTAACCATTGCTCTGTCTGCCATCCGTCTGGCTTTTCATGCATAGGTAAGCGCATAATCTTACCCCAGTTTTTAGCAATCATTATTTCTGTATTGTACATAAGAACATTGTACATATACTGATATGGTTTCATCATATCCATAGGAGCTACTACTTTACTATCATTAGTATTGTGTAGAGTTCCTACAATACCAGGATGGCATCTGCTAGGGTTTTGTATATTTCTATATTGAAGTTTCTTTGGTTGAAGACGAGTATAAATTCCACCTTTGTCTTTAGCGTTAGCTTTTCCGCCAATCTTGTGACCTTCCCACCATTCAGATATCCAAATAGTTTTTGAAGTTTCGCCTAAAGTTTTATCAACAATATCGTTTTCATCTCTTAATTCTTTTTCTTCTTCTCCCCAATCATTAATGGTTGTTACCCATTGCATTTTTCTCATTGATCTCCAATATACTCTTAGAACTCGTATGTTCCCATCCTGGTCTATTGGTGCTCCAAAACTTATATCTTTTTCTAATTGAGTAGTATCTATATTAGAGTCTAACCTTAGTGCTAAATCTGGACTATCTCCTAAGTCGTTAAATCCTCTTTTTCCTCCTCCTGCAGAAGACGTTGTAAATCCACTTTCTATTTCTTTTACTTGACTAGCATTTAAAACATCCCAATATTGATCTACTACTTGTCCAGGGGACATGTAAGTATCTATAACTATAATATCAGCATCTTCAAAATAAGGACTTTCTCCTGATCTTACAGTATGAATCTTAAGTGGGTTTACAATTTCGCAAACAGGTTCTCCTGCTACTATATCCCATAATCCAACTTCTTCTCCTGATATGCAAGCATCTTTAAAAGCTTTATTAAATTTTCTTTTTAGATTTTGTCGTTTATAAATATGGTTTAAGAGTTTGCTGCCTGCTTCTTCTCTGAAGTCTTGCCACTCATAGTTTAAGTATTTCATATAACCTTTAAGCTCATGTTCCATTTCTTCTTCTGGAGTTTCTTCAATGAGCTGTTTGATATAGTCTTTTATCTTTTTAGATTTTTGCAATTCTTTAGAAGATATAGCATCGTCATTAGATACTCTTACTTTCCAGTCAAACTTTCGTTTAAGTTCTTCTCCTACTAATAAGTCTATTTTAGGAGCTGATATAGGATAGTTTTGCATTTTAGCTGGTATAGCCATTCCGCTTAATCCAAAAGGATTACATACTTTTTCTACATCTTCCTGATCAAGTACGTTAGAATACAAGTTGTAATTAGTCTTTTTGTTTTGGTAGGATTGTCTAAATCCTTCATTGGTATAAAGAGAATGTTGTTGAGCAGCGTCTATGCATGCTTTAGCCCATGTCTCTGTTTTTTGAGCAATAGATTTTCTTTGAGAAGGAAACTGATGATTATTTGAGGAAAGTGGAAGTGTCATAATTTATTATCTAAGCTGACAAACTTATCTATATTATAATTAACATTAATGTATCAGAGTGCTTTATTTATTATGAGTTAGGTTATATTTTATTATCATAATAGGTTAAATTTTCCTCCTAGTGCTTGACCATTCCTTGTAGGAACAGCAGCTCCAGAATGTTTTTGAAACCATTTATTAAAAAATTCATCTCCCATATCACTTTTAGGTTTTTCTTCATAGGTGGGCACTCTATTTATTCTTTCTTCTCTAAGTATCATTAACATGCCTATTGCAGATATTCTGTCAAAGTTTCCATCCATGTTCCAAGCAATAGCTTCTTTTATAAGTCCTATAGAACGAATCTTAAACATATTCATTACAGTTTCTGCTTCAGGATCTGTATCATAAGCTGGAGATAACATCCAGTCTGCCGCCAGTCTTCTACCCCATTCATTAATTCTTTTACCTGAGTTAGTACCTTTAGATTTATTTCCGTGATTAATTCCTTTAACCATATCCATATCTCTAAGTATTTCTGGAGTATCTACAAGATAGTGTAAAGCATGCTTTTTCTTAAAGTAAGCAAACATACCTTTCTTGTCATTTTCATAGTTACACTGGGCATTGTAATACTTAAGCAATCTTAAAGTATTCTCGTAATATTCTTCTGCTGTATGTTCTCTAGAAGTATACTCTGCTACTATCCTATCTGTCATTACATTCATGATATAAGTACAGCATACAGAATCTGTACTAGAGTGGTCATCATCTACAGGGTCAGTACCTGCAATATAAACTCCATGAGGAGGTACTCCTCTAGGACCATTTACAGGTTGTTCAAATATTTCAATTCCTCCTACTTTAGATACGGACTTATCTATAGGATAATTTCTTAATATGTTTACATTAGGGTCAGGTTTCCAAGAAATATTTCCTTCTGCAGTATTAGAAAGTCTACCTACATAGTGAGGGGCAATAAAAGAAGACCTATTGGGTTCTATGTTAGCTAATAAATCTTTTAAATCAAGTACAGGAAAAATAGAACCTTCCTTACGCATAATAGCTTCCTGAGGAGTAATAGGTCTCTCTGCTCTTTCTTGGATTAATATATTAGAATCTGAAGTACCAAATCTAATTTTATTTCTTGCTGAGAATAATTGTAATAATGCTTTTACAACATCAGAGTTACCGTTTTCATCATAACATCCAGATCTATTTAAGTATTCTGGAAAGAAAAATGAACATAGTGCCGTAGAAGCATTTTTATCGAAAATATTCTTAAGTCCATATATATTGTGTCCTCCAGGATTATAGAAAGCTTGTTCAGCACCTTCAAAATCAGCTCCTTCTGTACCACCAGTACCATAAGCAATCATAGTACCAAATGCAAAATTACCGTCTTCTACTGAAGGTCTAGCAATACCCCAAGCCTTTATAAAAGCTTTAAATTTTCCTACCTCTTCCCAAATAAGATAAGTTCCCCTTTTACCCCTTGCTTTCTGAGGATCATCTTTAAGGGTAACTCCCATTATCTCATTCTTAATTCCTTTTTCTATACCTGTAAGAGGATCTTTATATCCTAACTTCCAGTGCATATTTCCTATAGAATCTTTAAGTTCTCTTCTTCTAGGCCAAGGAGTATTAGTACCTAAGAAGTCTATAACGTCTACAAACTTGTTCATTACCCCATCTTTTATAAGGTATTCTTTTTCGTTTGCTAAAGCAAATGCTTTTACGTTCTTTTGAGATTTAGTGTTTTCTCCTAGTATAGCTCTTTTAGCTAATCCTGAACCACCTTTAAACGAGAATCCTTTACCCCTAGACTTAAGTACAAATCCATGATGTCCTTTTCTTCTAGCTTGGTCCAGATAATGATAATACATATAATCGCCATCATAGATGAAAGGAAATCCTTCTATTCTATCTGCTTCTTCAAAGTCTCCTAGTTCTGTAGTGTTTCCTTCTATAGCAACAGTTACCATAATAGGAGAATAATTAAGATAAAAATAAAAGTCTCCAGGTATCCATTCACCGTCAGATTCTCTAATATAACCTTCTCTACATCTTCTAGCTTCTTCTCTCCAGAACTTTATATATTCTGAATTAGGATTTTTATTAGGATATAGGTTAGTATATGTTCCAAATTCTTCAAAGTGAGCAGCAGCTTTTCTAAAGTACGGCATGTCTTCTAAAATATGTAGATTGGTTATATCTACTATCAGCTTTCCTTCAGAGTCTTTCTCTACATCTGCTATCTTTCTTCTATTTGGATTTGTGAGAGTATCTACTAACGGTATTTGCTCTATTGCCTCATAAATATCACTGATGGTAGCTCCGTCAAATTCAGAGAGAAGTTCATCAGATAATTGGCTTTGTAATTGATTGAATAATTTATGTTTCATTAAGCTCCGTCTTCTAGTATTGATTTTTCTTTTCCGCCTTTAAGTAACTCGCTCTTAGCTGATATTTCTTTTTTAACTTGTTCTTCTAATGCAGCTAAAGAATCTACTTGTTTTCCTAAAGTAGCTATAGTATCAGATATTTGTTTAGGATTGAACTTAAGTCCTCCTTTATTATCTAGTTCTGAAAAATCTATAGTAGCTAGAAAGATCGAGAGTCTGTCTACAGCATCTCTAGCGTTTTCTAATAAACTCATAGAAACTGTTCTAGATCTATCTGTATAAAATTTCATAGCAGCTTTAATATCAGAATCTTCCTTAAATCCTTTTATATCTGAAACACAAGCTTCTTTAACTATTTCGCTTCTTTCTTGCAAGTCTCTTATGTTGTTATAGTCTGATTTATAATCACACATGAAATAAATATAAGACATTTGCTCTATAGCATTCTTCTTTAATCTATTTCTATCTCTGGTCCATAACTTCTTAAATGGAGCTAAAGTTAATGCTTCAGGTGAAAAAGTTACATTGTTGTTTTGGTCTACTTCAAATAATTCCATTATTTTAATTTTCTATCGTAATAGCCTGGCTTGTTTTTATCTTCAAAAGAAGAAATAAATATACTTTTATATTTCTTTTCTTCGTTTTTCAGTTCTTTTTCTGCTTTTAAAGAGTTTTCCTTTTTTAGTTTAGGATTAGATATAAGTTTATATTTTCCTCTATCGAGAACATGTCTAAATTCAAAATCTCCTACAGCTAATACTTCTATTAATAACGTTTTACTCCTGTATAATCTTGGAGCACTACCTAAAAAGGAAGCCAACCGTTGTAGCTGACTTCCTTTATATATTTTTCCAATCTTACTCATAGATAGCTAGTACATCCATTTCATCAAAAACAAAATATAATTCTGGTCCTGAGCTCTCTTTAGAGTCTTCTGTTTCAATTATAGAAGCTTCTTCTTTTACTTTAGGTATTTCTATGATTTCATAACGTCCTCTACTGAGTTGTTTAATGCATATCATATCTCCTAGTTTAATATGCTCAATAGCTTCACCTACTTGAAGAACTTCAGTCTTAGCTAAGTTCTTTATTTGTTCTTCAGCCATAGCTCTTCTTTCTTTTTCTCCTATAATTAAATTAGTATTAAAATTTGTCATAGGATTGGCTACTACTACTTTTCTTCCTAGTACCTTAAAAGGTAATTTATTATCCGATTTGCTCATTGTTTTTCATTATTTGTTTTGCAATAACTGCTTCTTTGCTCATGTTTTCAGCTTGGGCTAGAATCTTTTCTTTAGTCTCATCGTCTGCCCCCATATACTGTCTTACTTTATTTTTTTTAGCTTCGGTCATTGGGCCCCATTCTCTATGCCAATGTAAAAATCCTTTGTTTCTAGACTTTTTAAAACGTTTCAAAGCTTTTTGTCTAAACTTATATTCTTGAAAAGTTTCCTCATCTTCTTCTAATCTTTTAGAAGAATCATCATATCTAACTTTCAACTGCTTTCCATCTGGAGTAGTTACTTCTTCGTATTGTATTCCGCCTTCTGTATAAAGCTTATTTGCCTCTTCTGTGTTCATTCTTCTTTTTTATTGTTTTTCTTATTGCTACTATTCTTTCAGAAGTAGTACATAATTGTCCTAAGTAAGGATACCTAAAATTTTTAAATTCCTTTTCTTTTTCAATATCGTTATCTTTTAATTGTTCTCTTGTAAATTTAAACGGAGATTCTCCTATAGCTAAAATTACTTTTTGAGGAACGTTATACTTTTGATTTAAATCTCTAAGTATCTGGTTCAGAGTTTTCTGCATCTATATCCCATTTATATACTAACATAAAGCTATTTTCTGGATCTAAAATATAAGTTGGAGACAGTTTATTGTCTACTAGAAATCCTTTTCTTCTGAGCATTGTCAATTTGTTTTCTAATGCTTGTCCTGAAATACCTAAGTAATTTCTCATTTCCATTTTAGTATCATAATCAAATAACACTTTCCATCTATACTTGTCTACAGGCATAGCTTGCTTAAGAATATGATAATGGTACATTAGCTCTGCTAATAAAGAGGCTTCGTGATTAGGTAATTTATGAATAGCTTTTTTTGCCTCAAGGTATTCTCTAAAAAACCTCCTCAGAGGACTCTTTATTGTTATTACTTTTTGCTTCATTATATTCTTCTTTTTTTATTTTCCATTCTTGACTATCAATATAGTCTTCAATTGCCGTGTACCCTACATAGGTATCTTTTAGTTCTCCATCGGAACTAAATATTTGTAATATTACTTCAGGTTGTTCTATTTCTAGATCTTTTAAGTAATCTATATTATTAAGTTCGTGCATTTCTTTGTTGAAAATTTATCCATTGTTGTTTTAATTGCTCATTTCTACTTGTAGGAGCATTGTTTAAGTTTTGAGTAGCCATTGTTGCCATTCCTGTTGCTATAACAGTGTCTGATATTTGACTTGGCGCTCTTTTCCATGCTAAGTCTCCTTTTCTTTTTGAAGCTTTTATTGCACGCTCTTCTTCATCCGATAATTCTTTTAGTACTCTTTTAGAAGAAGGATTAGCTTTAATGTTTCCTTTAAGTTTACGTTCCTCAGCTTCTTTTTTTAGTTTAATTTTTAATTCTGCTACAAAGTTATCGTAATTAGGAATTATATCTTTTATAGTGTATTTATTTTCTTTCACATCTAGTAGTTTTCTTTTTCCTTCTAAAAAGTCTTTTGTAAGCTTTAGTTTTTGTTCAGACTCTCTTAAGTATTCTACTGCTTGATCAGCATTTGTTTCTGTCGCCCATCCAAAAGAATCATTAGTTGTTTCTCTAGAGAATCCTATATTATTATGAAGATAATTATTGTAAGCGTTAAGTAGTTCTTGACTATACCATCTACTATTAGTATTTTCCATATCTTCTATTAATTCTGATCCTGATCCTGCTGGGATTGAATCTTGAGGACTAAATCTAACTGTTCTTGTTGTAGCTGTCATAGTTTGTTGAAAAGTGTTTTGCTGAAGATGTTGATCAATAGCTTCTTCAAATTGTGTAGCTCCTTCTTGCCCTGTCCATATTACATGTTCCATTTAACAAATATATAAAATTATTCCGAATAAAAAAATTAAAAAAATATTGTTAAAAAGTTTTTTGTATAGTAAAAAAGATTAGCTTTGCGTGGTCCATGCAGAAAAGGTATTATATAATAAGATACTATTTCTTTTTCTGCTTCTCTTTTTCTTTGTTCACTCCTTATCAATCATTTTCATAAATGCTACATATACAGTAGAAGCTGCCATTATTATTAATACTGCTATCATTTGTTATCGTCTAACCATTTTTTAGCTATTCTATACATATGACCTGTCATCTCATATTGATAACCAAAATAATATATATTTTCTGAAAGCTCTACTCCTTTCCTTGCCTTAACATACTTTTTAATCGTTTCTACTGCCTCATCTAGAGGTATTGCTCCTATCATTACCATTTGTTCTTAGGACACTTGCTATTCCCTCTAGATTTAGCTATAAGAGGGCAACCACATGCTCCACATTTATATCCTTCTCTATAAGAGCAGGTATTACAAATAATCAGCTTTCTCTCGGCTTCTTTTTCTATCGTAGGATTAGTGTATATCACATTACCCCAACTTTTCAATATTGTTAAAATATTATCGCTTGCCATCTTTATGGTTTTACATGGATTAACTTATAACTGCTATCGCTACCTTTTATTAGTATTTCTACTAATCGGTTCAAGAAAAGGCCCCTTTTAACGTAAGGAGATTTACTTTTAAGTTCTTTGTACATTACTTTACTTTCTTCCATTTCAAATAGTAAGTTAGCTGCACCATGTTCATTTGTTTTAATAAACACTTTAGCTTCAGGTGAGTTAGCTATCTCTCCAATCACCGTCATTGCGTTTGTTATTTCTTTCATATTTATGTTTTACTTCCATTACGTTAGCCTCTTTCATAAGACTTCTTATCTTTTCGATAGACTCTACAACCACTGTCTCTGCGTCTGCATCTCCTGCAGGCACGATAAGCGTTACAAATTCTTCTTTACTATAGTTCTCCACTAATATTTCTCTAAACTTCCATATAGTGTTAGCATCAAAATAACATTTTCTAAATACGAATGTATCGTTAGCTAACATTATTAATTCTGTTATAGGTATTAATTTTTGTTCCATAGTTACAAATATATAAAATATTTTTATTATATTTGTTCTTATGGAAGAAAAAGATAAACTACTAAAAGCAATAGAAGCTTGCAACAAAAATATGAGCTTTCGAGAGTTAAGAGATGACCATTCATTATTTACTGTAGGAACTACAATAATTGAACAAATATTTACATATTCTACTGAAGTTAAGGATATTGGAGTGTTAAGTTTTAGGAACAAATATGCAGAACAATTAAAAAATAAGTAATGAGTGGAGAAGAAACTTTTCTTAAGAGGCTTAAAGAAGAATTAAAACAATTAAATAATAAATAAGATGGAAGGAAAATACACAAAACAATTAACAGAGTATGTAGAAAATTTTGAAGCTTCTCGTATAATGTTCTCAGGAATTGAAGATAGATTCTCAATAAAAAAGACAATATCTACTGATATGGCTATAGTAATTGTAGAATCAGGTGAAAGACATATATCTAGGCAAGAGGTGGTCTTTTATGATGATGATGCAGATAAAGCTATGAATGAAGCATGTGAAAATGCTCTACATGATATAGTAATGGCAGGAATGCTTGCTATATATGAACAAGATAAAACGTTTAACTTAAGTCTTACTGAGGGATAAATTCGCCTTAGGACTGTCGTCTGTTTACCGTTGGAAGCCTCTGCATTAATTTGTAGGGGCTTCTTCCGTTTATAAAGTTCTGTCACATTTTAGTAAATATTTGCGACAAAAAATTTTTTATTTTTTTTTTGAAAAATTAATGTCGAGGAATTGTATGTGGAGGTACTAAAAACTACTCCCCCCTATCAAAAACTTGGGGAACATACCCCCCACTTAAAACTAAATGAAAATGTATGAACCAAGATTTGATCTGGGGTAGTTCTTATCTCTATTATTTCTCTAATGATTATGCCTGGTTCTATATATTGGGGAGGTTGACTCCTTCCCTGAGGAATGTTTATACTTGCTTTTATATATTAAAGAATTGTTTAATCTAAATACAATAACGATGAAGAGAAAAGAAATAGCAATAGCTATAGTGTACTTTGTACTAGGTATAGGAGTATGCATATTAGGCAACATGACAATGGATGCTTATGATAACACTATTGAAGATGCTCGCTATCAAGGCTATAATCAAGGCTATGATGATGGTTGGCAAATAGGCTTTGAAAAAGGTTTAGAATGAGAAAGGAGAGATTTAATCTCTCTTATTTTTCTGAGGTTTATGAACCTTGTTCTATATATTGGTGGATATTCACCTAATCTAAAAATCTATTATCATGAATAATTTAATCTTCGGTCAAGCTCAGACTATAGCACAGCTAAAAGTAGAGCAAGGAGTTACTACATTGACAATCTCTAAGAGAGAGAACTCTGAAAAGAGATACTTTACCTGCGGTGCAGTTAGAGGCCCTGTAGCTACTAACTTTGATTCTTCAAAAACTACTATTATCAGCGAATGTACTTCGCCTGATACTGGAGACATATTCAAAATGCTCCACAATAGGGTTGAAATCAACGTTCTTGAAACACTCTAATATCAATCCTCACCTTCGGGTGGGGGTTTTATCTTTTTTATTTTTCTGAAAACTACTCTCCTCTTTCTATGTTTTGAGAGGAAGAACTTTGTTCTTCTAAATGTCTAATCAAAAAAGATAAGAAAATGGATACCATTTTAATTGTTGGGATGATAGCTTTATTTCTAGGGTTATTAGTTGGTTTTATAGTTGGGAGTGACTATGAAGCAGGTAAAAGAATGAGTAGAAAACTCAAAAGATAGTGAGATTGGAATTTCACAAACAGTAGCAGAAGAGAACACATACTTGTATTTTTAATAGTGCACTTTTTCGCAAAAGGGTATGTGTTCGCTGTTACTTAATTGTTTAATCTAAAAAATTTAATTGTAATGAAAACTGAAAAATTAACGTTTGAAATATTAGATGAAAAAGGTAATGTAATTCCTTATTATGAATTGCAACATAATCATGCTCGTAAGGTATTTAAAACTAATCCTGGAGATGATGGCTTTAGTGCTCCCTTTAATATTAATTTAGAATGGGGAGGTGATAGCTGGGCAGAAGTTTTTAACAGACCTAAGGAATATGGCACAAGAAGAGGTGGCTGTTGGGAAACTTTAAGATGTGATATAACTAAGCACCTAAACGAAGGAGATTCTATAGAAGATATAGGAGAAGTAGAATTTTACGATTGTATTTATTTTACTATGATGACGTGGTTAAAAGGTCATTGGGACCTGATAGACTATTTTGAAGAGAAAAAGTATTCTATTAGAGATAGAGAGCCTTCTGATGGGTATGAACGGCATTAAAACGACTGTTTATACAAATACGTTATGCGTAACTATATTTTGCCACTAATTGCCGTTTAGTGGCTATTTATAGGATTTCTCATTTTTGCCTAATGGGTTAGGTTTGATAGATTAGAAATTAAAAGGTGAGAGGTAGCTTAATTGTTATCTTTCACCTGTTAATGCTTTTAAGGTATAAACATTATCTTATTAGTTAACAAAATTTAGCAGAGAATATTTGGTTTGTATTTTGAGAAAAGTTAGCTTTGAGCATTCTTATTATTCATAAGAAAGAAACCTTAAGCCAGAAATAGAGTCAAAGTCTCTTTCTTTGGTTCTTTCTTTCTCTGTTGGCAATCTGCCAATCTCCCTCCTTCTATCTCCTTTATTTCTCTGAAGTTTACACACCTCTTTTTATATATTGAGTAGAAAAGCTTTTTAAGCTTTTTATTCGCATTTTCGTTTAATCTAAAAAAAAGAAATTATGAATAATTTAGAAGACCAGTTTAGAGATACTGCATTATTAAGTCAATTGTCTATGCTAGATAATATAAATTATGAGCATGTTGAAGCTAAAGACTTAATTGAAATCAAGTATGGTAAGGCTATTACGTTGTATCAACTGTTAATGCTTAGTGTTAATGATGATATTGTTGCGTTAGTACTTAATTGTAGTAAAGAACATGTTGGACAATGTGCTGACGACTTATCAACCCTAGCTACAAACACTTTAATTAACCCTATGATAGAACACTATAATAATAACTATAGCCTAAACATAGGAGACACTGTTAAATTCAAAGTCTGCAAAAGTCCTAATAATGTTACAAATTTAAACATTATCGAAGAAGAAGACGACGAATTTATGAGATTATTAATCAAAGAAGAACTAATAATCATTAAAGAAAAACCTATTCTAACAGAAAATTCTTTAGTTAGAAATAAACATTTCTTTAAAAACTTTAAAGATAAGTTCGTAACTGAACCTAATAATATTATTCTTAAAAATGCTAATGCAATAGTATTTGAATCTAATGTTATTAATGAAAGTGATTATCAAGAAGATGATTTAGCTTTTAAGTTAGCTTTTGTAAATCCTAAACTTCAAAAAGAATGTGGCGAGAAGTTAGCTAAGTACGATGTGACCCAAGAAGAATTAGTATGGGATAAAATTGAAAGCAGTTACTATAAAGTAACAACTTCAATTATAAACAAATGTATTATTAATTTTTGCAAAACTCTTAAAGAATGGGTAAATGCAAATAGTCACATTTTAGAACAAGATAAAGTTGCTAAAGAATGGTTAAACATATTTAATGCTAACATGTTAAGTACAGTTTTACATTCTAAACAAATGAATATAGGAGAATGCATATCTATTCATGCATTAAGCTTCTATAAATCATTTAACAACACTTACGGAATTATTCAGGAAATCAATGATTCGATTATCCTTAAGAATAATAAAAAAGAAAAGATTTTAGATTAGGCAGAAATGTGATAAAGAGAGAATGTTCACCAGTTGAAACTGATTGTGAAGTATCTCTCTTTATTTTTTAAAATCAAAAAATATATAAACTCTTATCCAGAATAATGGTAAATCCCTAGGGCAGATTAAGTTCTATCCCAAGGGCGAAATGTGATAACTTCAAGGTAGACCTTGTAAGAGTTTATTATTAAAAAGAGGACAGGTTTTTTATTAATTTCCCTGTCTTCTTTTTTACAATCTTGTATTGTTAAAGCGGAACATTGTACTCTTGATTGAGGTTAATGTTAAGGTCCAAACCCCTTATAAAACATATGCTGATGGACGAAACAATTATTTACATTATTTACATTAAAATTCATTTAAAATGAGTAAAACAAAAACAGCGGCTGAATTAGCCCCAGGAGAAGTAATTTTAGAATCTGCTAGACAATTAGATGGCGGAAAAGTTAACATTTGCGTAGCAACTAGATTAGTTGGCGGAAGAGTAAATCTTTTAGCATTATTAAACAAGTCTGATTCAAGATTTGAAGGTGGTTCTGGAATCCGAAGAGCTTGGATGGTAGGTGAAAAATCTGATATTGAACAATTGTTCGGAATCAAATTGAGTGATAATTTGTCAACAGACAAAATGAATCCTACAATGATTAACTTGCTAAATCCAGAAGTAGTTGGACAACCTGTTTCAATTGAAGTTGTAGAAAGAACTACTTCTCAAATTCAAGCAGAAATTGCAGCAAGTAATTCTGATAGCAAAAAAGAAAGTCTTAATTGGTTGTTAGACAATCAAGAGACTACAGCAAAAAGAGCTGGTAGAGATGGTGATTTCCTCATGAAAGATGGAGAAAATATCTTTAGTACTACAGAAGTAGTAGCTCATGCTCCTAAACATGTGTTTATTGACCATGATAGAGCAAATGCTGAGCCTGTGGCTGAAGCAGCAGAACCTGCAGCAGATTTTGCTAGTACTCCAGGAAACTAGAATTATCTAGTACAAATTATTAAAAAGGATAGTGAACATTTGTTTGCTATCCTTTTTTTACTATTTTAATTAAAACGATAAGAAAATGAGTAAAAACAAAATGAACAAAGAAATTAATATCACATTACCAATAACTTCTACAGTTATATTATTATTTATCTTAAAAATGGCAAATGTTATAGAAATTCCTTGGATTTGGGTGTTTGCTCCATTTTGGATACCTATAACCTTATTTTTTATTGTTATTGCTGCTGTTATAGCAATAGAATTAATAACAATAAGTATAGATTCTTTTATTAAAAAAAACAATAAATAAGAAAACGGGCCTGACTGGTTTTGACAGGTAGATGGATTAATGTAGTTCAGCAGGAGTAGTCTCCTTTATCAACGTTGGTGAATTTTCTAAACGGAAAAAAATCAAACAAAGTAGTTTCTATCAACAAGAAGCGTGCTAACACTCGTATGAGTGTAGCTGCTTAATGAGTAGAAGCTACAAAAAGCCTAGTTATTCAGATTACTCTCGTAATTATACCTGCTGGGCAAAAAGACAAGCCTCTAAAGCTGTTAGAAGGTATCGAGGTGAACTAACAGACGGTAAAATTTATAAGAAAGTATATCCTTCATGGTATATATTTGATTATAGAGGAGCGTGGTTTGATAAGCCACAAGTAGGATCATATTTATATGATTGCTACATAAAAAGTTATCGAAAATAGTTCTTAGACTATAAAACTAAGTGGTGGAGGTTAACTTCGGTTAGCCCTATGTTGTTAGTCATTAAAACTATCTGTCGTGAAGTACAAACTCACATAAGCTGTATAAAACTACCTTATGAAGGTATTTGGACGTGGGTTTAAAAAATCGGACCCATTGCATAGGGATATGTAATTAAAAACTGCTTGAATTGCTGGGAATCTAAAGCCGTGAGGTCATGACAATCAGCAGCCAAGCTCACTGGAAGAAGTGAGAAGGTTCAGAGACTAGGGATACTACGGTAAACCCATAGCGAGGAGCACCTAGAACAGGTGATGATATAGTCCAATCTTCTAGGAAACTAGAAAGAAGAGTCTTTCAAAGGCTTTTCTCCTATTTAACATTTCAATAGTATATTTCCCATTTCTGGGAGTTAATTGAGCATAATATTTTAATACTGTAGCAATTCTATGAGTCTTCTTACGATGACAACTAGTTAAATGCTCACAGATTAGAAGAGCTTGTTTATAAGAGTATTTTAGATCATAAGAGATGCTATGAGTTTCTTGTCTAGGATTTTTAGTCGCTAAAGAGCCTCTAAATCCTAATTCTCTTTCTATATATGCTCTTATACTATTTATAAGTTGTAGATCAGTATTATGAAAACTAACTTGAATAGTTTTATTTTCTGAGCTGTGTTTTATTAAGGATATTGACCCATCAGCGTCAAAAAATCCAGATATGTAATTCCAATTCATCATGTTTAATTTTAGATATGGTGTAAATATACTACATGTCCAAGAAATAAACAAACTTTTAGTGTTAAATAATTGTAATTGTTAAGGGAAGCGATTCCCACCAGGTCCACAATTAAATTATATGTCCATGAGATTTAATTATCACAATGACAAATACACATGCTGGTTAGAGTGTATAACATATAATTATTTAATAAAATATTAGCAAGAATAATGCAATTAAGAAATTGACTGAAGAGTTAATAAGTTGGTAACTTCTTTAAAAGTTATAGGTTGAATTTACTGGATTCCTTCAGAAATGAAAAAGAATGTAAACGTGGATATGCTCATGTGGCTCCTCTAAGCACCATGTAAGGAGTGTCAAGTTTTATTTGGTAAGACAATAATGAGAAGTACAGGATTAGTATATGAAGACATAAAGTATAATTAACAGTACTTAGTCTATATGATACTACGAGGAAATGTTTCTTGGACACATGTGAAACCGTTAAAATCTAGAAGTAATAACTTGTTACTTTGTTTATTTATAGGAACTCAAACCCTCTGAGCCTTAATATTAAAATCTTACAGTAATGTATAGGATAACTACTGAATGTATTGTGATAAGTCAGATTAATAGTTATGGGAGTTCACAGCAAGAGATAAATACTGCTTGTTATAAGTATTTTACGCTAACAAATAGTTAGTATTGATAAAAAATTATCTCGTGACCATTTATAATAACGTAAACTTCCAAAGAAGAAGAAAGCCTAAATGAAGTTATTATAGATGGTGCTAATAAATTAAATTATTAATCATTAAACATTAAACATGAATAAATTTTTAGAAATAACAAACAATTTTAGTTTAGGCTTTTTAGCCTTATTATCTATATTTCAGTATGCTAGCGGAGAATTTTATTTTTTAATGAACTTAATTCTTATAAGTATAACGCTTATAATCTTAATGATTAATAAATATAATCCCATAACTAATGATGATATTGCTGAATCAGTTAGAATTTATAATGAAGAAACAGAAGTCTTAAGAAATAAAGCAGATAATGTCAATAGATTAATATACTCTATTAACAAAATATGTGCAAATAAATTAGGATTTACTAATGAGATTATAGATGAGCAACTTCAAAAAGACTTTGGAATATCTTTAATAGATATTTACGAAGAAGAAAAACCTTTAATAGAAGAAACTGCATTTCCAGAAAAAAAAGACTAAAAAGCTACAAGTTAAAAAGAATGTTGAATTGGCTATACACTATATACATTGTTGTATGCAAATAATTTTTAGAATATGATTAAAAATCAAATAACTAAATCACTTACTACCAAACCCAATAACAATAGTGCTAATTGTATAGCACCTAATATTATCTATGGGTGTTTTGGTGGCTGTATTGACTCGTACTGTTATATGTCCAGATACAATGGACATAGAGTATTTGTCAACAACAATGTTGATGAAATATTTAACTCAGTAGTTGAGTGGGAGAAAACCTATACTAAAGTACCTGATCAACAAGACCCAGTGTATACGATGGTAGACATTGCATGTAACACTGACTTAGTACTTATGCAAAAGCATATGCCAGAGCCTTTGATAGATTATCTAAAAAAATATGATGATCATCCAAGATTAAATAGTACAATGGCTACAAAATACCCTAGTTTGTTGAAACTAGATGTAAATCATTTCAATAAAAAACCAAGAGTAAGAATTTCTGTTATGCCTCAAAAGTATAGTAACATTTTAGAACCTAAGATGCAACCTATAGAAGACAGACTCAGAGAAGGAGCTAGGTTAAGGAAATTAGGTTGGGAAGTCCACATAAACTTTTCACCTATTATTTTTTATCCAAAAGGAAGTTTGTTATATGACGAACTTTTTAAAATGGCTAAAGATATATTAGGAGAAACACCATGTGAAATTATAGCTCTTACTAATCATGACTTACAAATGGCAAAAGCAAGTCCTGAAGCACAAGAACTTATGAAATATAGTTCAGAAGTTAAGAATAGCTCAGGGGTAAAGCGTTATCCTATAAAAGCTAAACGTAAAAGTTTAGATAAACTTGTAAATATTTATTGTCAATACTTTAAAAGAAGTAGCATAAGATACATATTTTAAATTAATTAGAGTTCAGAAGTAAGTGGAAATCTGATTAAATTATTCCAGCGGTCCTAAAATATATGTTTGCTAGATAAGCATATAATGGTAAAAGTATTCTAGGGTGACTTCTAGTAGATCAGGAATACATAATGGAGGAGATAAACAAAGCTCTAATTTTAATAAAAAATAAACTCTATGAAAAAGGGTTGGAAGAAGAGACTACAATTATTGAGTCTGCTAGTTAGATTCATAGTTGTAGTCGCTCTTATAATAGGTATTCACAGTTATTGTAAGAACTTATTAAAAGAGATTAAAAACTACAAAAAAATTAAAGATTCAAGTGTATCAAATTTTGAGAAGTTCCACAAAACAGATACTATACTTGACACATTATGGAACAATTATTAAATTATAACAATTATTAATTTTGAGTAAATTCAAAAATTGGGCCAAGCCCTTTGATTTAGATAGAGCTATAAAAAAACCTAGCTCTGAAACTATTGCTTATAGAGCAAGATTAGGATTAAAATTAGATGGAAGAGAAGCTAGAAAACATTTGGCTAATCTGTATTCTTGGAATACATTCTATTATAATCTAGGAAAAATAGGAAAAAATTCTTTACATGAAAAATGTAGTAAAGAAATAGAAGAGTATAAAAAGGCGTATAGCCTTTAAAGATAACATTCTAAGGAAACTTAGGATCGAGAGCTTATTCTCGTTAGAATATAAAAAAGGAAGAATTTGGAACTCTTTCGCTACATAAATTTAAAAAATGTAGTTCGTATAAGCAAGCAAGTCAAAAACTTGTAGGTTATTGTGATGGAATATTACATTGCAATTATCCATTAATATATGGCAATCTGTATATTAAAGTAATTATTATTATAATAGGGAGAGGAATTAGTTCCTCTCCTATCCTATATTTGTTGTCTAATCTAAAAATTAAAATTAATGAATAATGAAATAATTCAAAAAAAATCTTCAAAGAAAAAGAATGCTAAAAATGCTCAAAAAGGAGTTAGACACTTTTTAAGAAGTAAACAACATTCTTCAATTGAAATTGAAAAGATTATTGTAAAATACAATAACGAAGTTACCAAGAAAAAAGACGCTTCTAAAAAGCTTTTATATAGTGTTATTTCCGAAGATTTTTATCTTTTTAAGAATTGGTATTCAAAAAATTATTAAATATGAAAGAATTTATAAAATCAGGTAAAAGAATACGACCTTTAATAAAATTAGGAGCTGCTCAAATGGACAGACTTCTACATAAAGGTTCTGTAGAACTTATCTCTAGAAATAGAATAAGAAATGGAAAAATTAACCGTGAAAGTTTTTACAAAATAAAAGTTCAAGACGGTATTAGTAATTTAGAAATGAAATTAAATGGGATATCTAACTCGTAATATAAACGAATACTACGCTGACAGAATAATAATGGGATATGAAAAAAACAAACATATTCCTATGGCGTTTGACCATGAAACTCAAGGAAGAGTTTTAAGAGTAAGCATGATGATTAATGATGGATTATGGCCTAAGACGCTGATAAAAAATCAATCAGAATTTAAAAAAACTGCAGCTCAAAAGCAGAATCTAAAACTTCTTAAAAAAGAATATAGAGAAAAAATGAGAAATAGTATTTCAGGATTTACAAATAAAAGCGATCATTATACTAATTTTATTGTTCCTGGATTAGGAACAGTAAAAAAAACAGATAAAAATGATCTTTGAAAATAAGAAAAAAACAGATAAAGATTCTTTAATAAAGAAGAGTAAAGAAATAGTATCCTTTATTACTGAAGGTATTAATCAAATTAATACTGTAGAGAAAGAAATAGAAACTTTTAACAGAGGTTTGACTGATGAAATTGTCAATTTAGAAAAATTAGCTAAAGCTAAAGCTAAAGAAAGAGAAGAATTGAGAATTACTCAAGAACAAAATGCTGTTATTAGAACTAATCTTCAAGCTATTTTAGGTGAAAAACCTAAAAAATAAAACTAGCTGCTAAATATTCTATCGAGGATTCTTTTAAGAAGAATTAGATGATGGGATGCAGCAATTTGGTTATTTAGCTCAGTTGGTAGAGCATTGTGGTTGGTAAGCTAAGGTAAACCATTTAATACACACGAAGTCGCAAGTTCGAGTCTTGCAATAACCTCTATGGAAAAAAGAGTATGGGTCCATGATCATGAAGTATTTCCTAATTTTTTTAGTTCTACTTTTAGAGATAGAAATTCTGAAGAAATTAGAGTATTTTATGTTCATGAAGATGTAAATGAGATAAAAGATTTTGTAGAATTTATACAAAATGAAGTCTTATTTTTAGTTGGTTATAACAATTCTAAATACGATGACATTATAACTAACTATATTTTAGAAAATCAAAGAATACTTAGAAATAAAAGCGCATATATTATTACAGATGAATTATATGAACTAAGTAAAGATATTATAGGAAGTCAGAGAAAGGGTAATAGTATTTACAACAGTAAGAAACTTAAGAAATTGTTATTTCCTAATAACTCTCCTTATAAATCTTTAGATTTAATGTCTTTAATGGCATTTGATAAGAATTATGTTACATTAAAGCAAGCATGTATTGCTATGAGATGGCACAAAGTTCAAGATTTACCTAAACCTTTTGATGAACCTGTTAAATTAGAAGAAGTAGAAGAAATATTAAGTTACAATCTTAATGATGTAGATGCTACTAAAAGATTAGCAGAAATAGTAAGCAGTGAAATTAAAATAAGATTTTCAGTAGGAGAAGCTTATGAAGTAAATGTTTTAAGTAAAAGTAGGTCTGGTGTCGGAGATGTTTTAATGAAAAAACTTTGGGAACAAGAGACTGGCAAATATTATAAGCAATTTAAAGATATAAAAACTGAAAGATCTAGTATAGATTTAAAGGATTGTATCTCAAATCAAGTAGTATTTAAAGGTAAGATTTTAAATGAGTTATTAAACTCTATTAAATCTACTACCTGGAATTTAGGAGATAAGTTTAAAAGAACTGTAGTAATCAATAATAGTAAATATGACATACTATTAGGAGGATTGCATAGTAGTAATAAGCCTATGGTAGTTGAGACTACTGATACTCACAAGATAATAGACTTAGATTTTGGTAGTTATTATCCTAATTTAATGATCAATCTTAATATATTTCCAGAACATTTATCTAAAAGGTTTTTAAATTTATTTAAAAGAATAGTAAACGAAAGATTAGAAGCTAAGGCAGCAGGTAATAAAACTGTAGCAGATGCTTTAAAAATTGTTATTAATTCAGTTTATGGTAAGCTTAACTTTGATTACGGTTGGTTAAAAGACGCTAAATCTAGTTATTCAGTTACATTAAATGGTCAATTATTCCTTTTAATGTTAATTGAAGAATTGGAATTAGAAGGTATTGAGATATTTTATGCTAATACTGATGGAGCTACTGCTAAAGTTCCAGTAGATAAAATAGATAAATTCTATGAAATCTGCAAAGAATTTGAAGAATATGTAAATATTCCTCTTGAATTTGCTAATTATAAAAAATGTATCATTAGAGATGTAAATAATTATAGCATTCAAACTGAAGATGACAAAATCAAAGAAAAAGGAGCATTTGTAAGAGATTTAAGTGTAGAATCTACATTTGCTAGTATGAATTATACCTGCTCTTATGATAAACCTATTGTTTCTTTAGCTTTATATGAGTATTTTATCAATAATAAGCCTATTAAAGAGACTATAGAAGGTCATACAGACGTTTACGACTTTTGTATGGCTCAGAAAATAGGAAGTCAATTTAAAGCTGAATTTCATACTTTAAATGAAGATAAAACAGAATTAGTAATAATTCCTTGTCAAAAAACAAATAGGTACTATGTATCTAAAACTCAATCTAAATTTTATAAGAAACATAAAGAAAAAGGAAGTCTTAATGATTTATGTGCAGGATACAATGTAGAATTGTTAAATGATTATATAGAAAGAGATATAAAAGACTATAAAATCAATTATAATTATTACATTTCAGCTACTCAAAAAATAATAGATGTACTGGAACCTAAACAATTAGAACTATTTTAAAATGAATATTCACGTTAAAAAACAAAAAGTACAAGAAGATATGCAAAGAGTTATAGTTTCTAATAATTATATAGGAACTATATCTGCAGCTACTGGAGCAGGTAAAACAAAAGTTGGAGTAGATTTATGCGAACATGTCAAAGAAGCTTTTTGTAAAAAAAAGAGTTTTAAAGTTCTAATAGCTGTTCCAACTACTAAATTAAGAGATGATCGTTGGCCAGAAGAATTTAAAAAATGGAAAAAAGAAGGACTTCTTGAATTTATAAATATGTCTTGTTATAAGAGCATAAATAAAATTAAAGATGAACACTTTGATTTAGTAATTTTAGATGAAGCTCACCATATAACTGAACTTAATTCTCAATTCTTTAAGCAAAATCAAGTTGATAAAGTATTAGGACTTACTGCTACATTACCTAGAGACATAGAAAAATCTAAAATGTTAAATAGATATGCTCCAGTAATATATGAGTATCCTTTAGATAAAGCATTAGAAGATGGTGTAGTATCTCCTTTTAAATTAAGAGTAATCTATTACGATTTAGACACTAGAGAAAAAAATGTCCAAGCAGGAAATGCTAAAAACAGATTTTATCAAAGTGAGAGAGACGCTTATAACTATAGATCTAGAAGATTGGCTAGTTATAGAGACAGAGATGTAACTCCACCTAAGATGCTATTATTAGAAAGAATGAGATTCTTGCATAATATTCCTACAAAATTAAAAGTAGGAAAAGGCGTTTTAAAAACTATAGATCCAAAGAAAAGATATTTAGTTTTTGGAGGAGGAATAAAACAAATTGAAGCTTTATGTAAACATACTTATCATAGTAAAACTAATAGTTCAGACTATGATAAATTTGTAGCAGAAAAAATCAATGTTTTAGGATGTGTTCAAGCTTTAAATGAAGGAGAAGATTTACCCAATATGGACGGAGCTATTATAGTAGCCTTTAATTCAAATCCTTTATCTATGATTCAACGAATAGGTAGAATAATTAGATACAGAAAAGAGCACATAGGAGAAATAACAATACTATGCTCTAAAGACACTATCGAGGAAGAATGGATGTCTAAAGCTTTAGATGCTATAGATTCAACTAATATTGAAAAATACGAATTTAAAAAAGTATTTAAAAATAATAAATATGTAGAATTAATTAAAAAAATGAAATAAAATGAAAAAAAAGATATTATACAGTTTTACTTTATTGTTAAGTATGACTATAATAAGTAAATCTCAAACTAACGTTAATTATAAACTTGTAAGAACTGTTCATCTACAGCCAATTACTCCTGTTTATAACTTAAATGTTAATAGAGTAATCTCAACTCCTGTCTATGAAACTAGAAATGGTAAAAATGTAGTTAAAAGCTATATTATTGAACCTAATCCTGTTTATAGACCAGTTTATAGAGTGAGAAAACAAGATTGTTTTTATAACCTTTTATATGATTACTAAAAATAAATATAAAAACAAAATACAGATAAGACGAAAAAAAAATATAAAGTTATCAAATAAACAAATACTTGATAATACATTATTAGAATTTCGATTATTATATCAAGGATATGGTTATGATTACCCAAGTTATTTGGTTAAGTTGTAGCTTTTATTCTATAATATTTTTTATATGCCAAGTGCAGATGAAATTGTAGCTATGGGCAAAGCTATGCAAGCTAATAAAGTTAAACAAAAAAGAAGCGTTCCTAAAACTGGAAGAAAAAGAGTAGTTATAACAGCTATTACTGAAAAAAAATCTTCTTATTTAAACGATCTTAAAGAAGCTATTAGTGCTATGCCTGCTATGCCTATGGTAGAATTAGAACCAGAAAATGAAAATCTGAAAGCAAGTGAATTTTCAATAACTAAAAGAAAGAAAAGAAAACCTTTTCTATCTGAACCATTAAATCCAACTGTTTAAATTTTCATAAGATATTAAAGATTATTATTATAAAGTTTAACTTTATTATATTTGTAGTAAAGTTGAACAAAAAACAAATTTTTAAAAATTTTAAAAAATGGCAAATACAACAAACAGCTATTTATCAGTAATTTCGAAAGACGAGAAATCTAAAAACAAAGCAGCAATGGAAACTGCTGCTAAAAAAGCAAACTTACAATTGCAAAGAGATCTTTTATCTCTTGAAGGACAAGTCGCAGAAGCTACTATGAATGTCGAAAAAGCAAGGTATTCAGTTCCATTTAACAGTGGAAATTTAATTTCTGCAATGGAAGATTACAACGCTATAACTGAAAGATATGAAATTCTTTCAGGCGAGAAAGTATTTCACGGATTGTCATAAGTACGCTTAAAAAATCCTTAAGACGGGGACTACTTTATTGTGGTCCCCTTTTTTATTTATCTAAATTTCGTAATTATGGAAGTTTTAATGAAGAAAAAGATATTAGATAAATACAAGATATCACCTAATCAATTTTGGTTATTATTTGCAGCTTCAAAAAATAATGTGCAACGCAAATATGCAACTGACGAAGAACTTTTACATCTTCAACAAAAACAATTTATTAAATACGATCCAGAATTACAGATTGTATCTATTAGAGCTTTAGGAAAAGAAGTTTTCATAGAAGAAGAATCTAATATTAAAGATTGGATTCAAGAATACAGAGATCAATTTAAAGGTCTTAAACCTGGAGCTATGGGAGATTCTATAGGTTGTTTAATGAAAATGAAAAAGTTTACAGAATTATATCCTCAATTTAATAAAGATACTATAATAAAAGCTGCAGAACTATATATTAGTACTGTAGATGATTTAAGATTTTTGCAACAAGCAGATTATTTTATTTTTAAATCTGATTCAGAAAAAATGAAAAAATCTAGATTAGCTTCTTTTTGCGAAGAAGTTGAAGGTGGTGCAGATGCTAATGTTCAATCTAATGTAAAATATTTATAATGAGCAATAGTAGACACTTAGAATTTGCCGAAAAAGCAAGAGTAACAGCAACTCAAAAAAATCACATTCCTTTAGCTCATGCTAAATTAAATGGTGAAATAAGTATTACCAAAGGAATGTATGTTCTTTTTGGAGGAATGCCTGGCTCAGGTAAAACAGCAATTGTAGACAGTATATTTGTATTAGAAGCTTTTGATTGGTGGTTAGCCAATAGAGATACTGTATCAGTTAAGCCTAAATGGATTTATAGGTCTATGGAAAGAGGAGAAGAACATAAAAGAGCTAAATGGGTAGCGTACAAAATGTATAAAGACCATAAAATTCTTATAGATGTTCCTACTATTTTAGGATGGCCTAATAAGTTATATGATATGACTCCTAGATTATGGGAAATAGTCAGATCTTATGCTGGTTATTTTGATGAATTATTTGAACACATGGAGTTTATATCTGGTTCTACTAATCCAACTGGAGTATATAAGTTCGCAAAAGAATATATGCTTCAAAGAGGAAGAATAGAACAAGTGACAGTTCATAATAAAAAATATATCCCTAATGACCCAAATGAAATTGTTTTTCATATTACTGACCATATTGGTAAAGTAAAAGGAGAAAGTGGTCATTTTGGAGATAAGCAAATACTGGATAAACATTCTAGTTATATGGCTGATGAACTTAGAGATTTTTACAACATGGTTCCTATAGATATAACTCAATTAAATAGATCAATTGAAGATACATATAGAGGACAAAAAACTGAATTAGATATACAACCAAAAGATTTTAAAGGAACGGCAGACACTTATGAAAACGCAGATATAGTTATAGGATTAATTAACCCTTACAAATTAGGCGTTGAAAAGTATGCTAATTACGAAATTCCTAAATTTATAACTGATAGCGGATATAACAGATTTAGAGGGTTAAAAGTAATAAAAAATTCTTATGGTATTGATGACTTTAGTATAGGTTACAATTTTATAGGAGAAAATGGTATGATGAGAGAATTACCTAGAGCAGATAGGATGTACTTAAATCCTAATGACCATACGCAAAGACTTGATCATTATGTATGGGCAACTAATCTAGAAGATAATTCTAATAGATATATCCAAAGATAATTTTAATAATATTATTAAATGTCAGAATTTAAACTACCTACAGAGAAGATTGCAGCAATTAGACAAAGTCCTAGGACATTGTTAATGTATGCTCTTCCTAAGATAGGAAAAACAACTATGTTATCTTATTTAGATAACTGTTTAAACATAGATTTAGAAAGTGGTACTGATATGATATCTGCATTAAAAGTAGATGTTAAAAATCACCCTAAAAGTAAAGAACTTAATAATTCTTTAGCAGGATTAAACTCTATATTAGAAGACATAATTAAAGCAGGTAGCCCATATAAGTACGGAGCAGTAGATACTGTTTCTGTTTTAGAAGACATGTGCTTACCTTTAGCTAAAACTATGTATAAAAACACCCCAATGGGAAGAAATTTCGATAAAAATGAGGAAGGAAAGTCTATATTGGAACTTCCAAATGGAGCTGGATATTGGTGGCTAAGACAAGCTTTCTTTAAAGTTTGCGATGCTATTGAAAAAGCTTTTCCTAGAGTTATTTATGTAGGGCACTTAAGAGAGAAATTAATAGAAAAAGAAGGTAAAGAAGTATCAGTTAATGATATTGATTTAACTGGTAAAATTAAGAATATATTAGCGTCTAGGTGCGATGCTATAGGTTACTTACATAGAGATAAAGAGTTCACTATGTTAAATTTTAAATCCTCAGAGAATAACGTTTGTGTTGGAGCCAGAAGCGAACATTTAAGAGGTCAGGATATCGTGTTAGCGGAGTCTGAAGGTACTAATATTAAGTCTGTCCATTGGGACAGAATTTTTGTAGATTAAATAATTGACTTATGTCGACAGAAACAGAAGTAGAAACAGAATGCAAAACAATAAAAAAATCTGAAATTGCTTATTTAAAAGGTAGTGGTAGAACAATGAAAGAAATTTCTGAGTTGTATAAAATTACTACTGCAGAAGTTAAAGAAGCGTTTTCTAGATTTGGTATAGTTAGTAAAGCAAAATCAAAAGCATATTATGTAGATTATGTAGATGATTCAGAAGAAATAATGAATAGATTTTCTTCTAATATTATAGTAGAAGAAAATTTAAATCTTCCTGAACAAAATGATGTAGAAGGTCTTAGTATAACAGAAGTAGCTGAACAAGTTATGAGTTCTTCTACAAACGATTAAAAATTATAAAAAAAATAAATGGGAATACAAACAAATAGCTCAAATGAAGCAGTAGTAGAAGATAACGGAATAAAATTATATTCTGGTATAACTTCAATGAAAGTAATAGCAATAAATCCTACATTAACTCAATTACATGAGTTAGGAATGGATTATATTAAAAAAGAACCTGAGTACACTAATATTAATATTAATGGTACTGTTCACAATAAAATTGTATTTTGGCTTAGAAATGAAGAATATAAATTATCTGTTAAATCAGAGTTTTTAGTTCGGAATGAAAAAAGACAAAATAAAGATGGTAACAAATACCAATGGATAAACAAAGAAGGTAGATTTCAATGGGGAGCAACTAATCCTGCTGAAATTTATGATTGGTATAAAAATGAAGAAGTAAGAGAAGCTTATTACGGAGAAGAAAATCTTACTAGTTTTGTAAGAGCTTTATTTAATGTTAGAACAGGAGATCCTTGTCAATTAAACGTAGAAGTGTTTAATAATGACGTATCTAGCTTATTAAATGCCCACGCAGCTCTTGCTGATAATGAACTTAGATGTCTTTTAGGAGTTAAAGATGATAAATATCAAGAAGTTTATACTCATCATTTTGGTAGAATTAAACCTCAAAGAGATTCTCAATTTTTTACTGCATTGAAAGATGACTTTAAGCAATTTAAAGCTGATTTTGATCCTACTTTGAAATTTGGAGAATGGACTGAAGAAGTTATAGCAGCTTCTGCTAATCCTCCTGCTCTAGCAGGTCAAGAAGTTAATACTACAGGCTTGTTTTAAATGATTAATTAGAAGGGGAGTTAACAGCTTCCCTTCTTTTTTTTTATGATAGCCTCTAGAGATTCACAAACTACACTCACAAAAGAAAATATACTCAATAAAATATCTGAGTATGATATTTTTAGTTATTATATAGATGAAAAGTTTAAAATAAATCAAACTTTTTCATCTCCTTTAAGAAATAAAGATATGAATCCTTCTTTTGGTGTATTTCAAGCATCTAATGGTTTAAGGTTTAAAGATTTGAAAACTGGACAACATGGAGATTGTTTTCAATTTATAATGGAAAAATACAATTATACATTTATAGAAGCTCTAAGAGTAGTAGATGTAGATTTCGATTTAAAATTAGGAAATTATAAAGATGTAAAAAAGTTTACTAAAGGTTTTTTAGCTCCAAATAATAAAAAACTTGAAGTAATTGATAAACCTAGAAAATATGAAATCAAAGTAAGATATAGAAATTGGAATTGGAAAGATACTAAGTATTGGGACCAATATGGAATTTCTAAATCTACTTGCAACATATTTAAAGTAGTACCTATAGATTACTATTGGATTGAAAATACTAGAGTAAAGTGTTTAGAATTAGCTTATTGTATTCATGTAGGTTCTCGTAAGAAAATTTATCAGCCTTATGCCGAAAAAGGTTCTTACGATAATAAATGGTATGGAAACTGTAATATGAACTCTATACACGGTTACGACATAATACCTGAAAAAGGGGAATTATTAATAATAACTTCTTCTAATAAAGAGTGTATGTTTTTTGCTGAAAACTTACATATACCTGCTATTGCTCCTAATGCTGAAGGAGTATTGATTAGCGATAAATTTATAGATATACTAAAAAAAAGATATAAAAGATTAGTAATATTCTACGATTGGGATGATGCTGGAATTAATTTTGCAAAGCAACATTCTGAATATTATAACATAAACTATATTGTACCAGAAAACATGGAAGGGGCTAAAGACCCTACAGACTATTGTAAACTTTACGAAAAAAAGTTAACTATAAATCTAATAAAAAATGAGCTTAAAATTTAATGAAGCTATATTTATTCCATTTAATACTCCTTCTTCTAAAAATAGTAAAAGATGGACTGGAAAAATGCTAATAAATAGTAAGACAGTAATGACTTACAAAAAGAATACTAAATCTTTTTATGAAAACAAAAAAGAAGAATTTCAACTTAAAATTCAAGGAAAAGAATATCCTTTAAAGCTGAGTCTTTATTTTGTAAGAAAAGATAAAAGAAAATTCGATTATATTAATATTTCACAAATAGTTTTTGATATGATGCAAGAATTTAAATGGTTAGAGGATGACTCAATGGAGTTTATTAATCCTTCTTTCCAAGGATACCATGTGGATAAAGAAAATCCTGGGGTATATATATTTATTCTCTAAATAAAAAAATAAAAATATGAGAACTATTATAATTTATAACACACAGTCAGGTACTGACTTTGAAGTAAACACTGATGCTACAACTTGGGGAGACCTTAAACAAGCATTGTCATCACGAGTAAATAAGATTAGCTCTATGAAAGCAGTAGTTAGTCATAACAGTAGTACTTTAGAAGCTGATGAAGCTTTATTGCCAGAATCTCCTTCTGATGGCGATTTGACTATCTTTCTTTCTCCTATGGAAGTTAAATCTGGAATTTAATGAGTACAGTAGAAAGAAATTCTACTAAAACGACAATAAATAGAGACGAATTAGAAAAAAAACTAAATTTTTCTTCCTTAGACGAATTGTTAGAAGAATTTGATAAAGATCTTGACAAATTATCAAATATAATAATTAAGACAAGTAAAAAAATATTAGAAGAAGAAATGAAAAAAGCATTTTAGTTTTTAATTCAAGATTTTAAAAAGAAGAGGGCTTAGGCTCTTTTCTTTTTTTTTAATTAAAAATATTTATTATGAATTTAGAAAAAGTAGAAAAGAAAGTTGTAGAAAAACAAGAAACATCTGAAGAATTAAGTGAAAAAGATTTTATTTCTAAAGTAACTTTAGCAGCAAATAACGCTTATGGAGAAGATAATGTAGAATGTAGAGTTATAGGAACCAAATTAATAACTACTATACGATTTCCTGAAATAACTATTCAAAATGGAAAATTAGGTTCAGAAAATAAAACAACTATTTATAATTTGCTAGTACGTTTTAAAATAAATCTTAGCAATTTTAGGTTAATGAGTGATTTAGAGGGAATGGTTTTATCAGCTAGCTGGTATAATTTATTATCTGGATATGTTCATTCTCATTTAAAAAAAGCAAGTAATATTTCAAATCATAATTGGGGATGGCAAAAATTTTGTACAGGATCTGGTCCTATAAACAATATAGTTTATAGAAGTTCAAAAGAGTCAGACAAAACTAAGCGTTTAAGTCATGTATTAGCTTATTTATTTCATTTAAGAGAATTTGTAAGTTGGCAAAGCGATGAAGGAATTCCTTATTATTATTTAAATAAAAGAAAAAATTATCTGTATTCTGAAGATTCTAATAACAATTTATTAAGCACAGATAGATATCATACTCGTGAGATACATCAAGCATTAATATTTTTAATAATGGAAGAATTATTAACTTTTTTTAATCTAGTATTTAAGTTAAAAACTGCAAGCAAAACTTTTAATATGCATGCTTATAGTTCTGATATTACTGATGAAGTATTAATGGAGTTAGCTATTAAAATAAAACCTAAAGTTAAAAAAGAGTTTCATTTTGGTTTAATAGCTTATAAAAAAGCTAATTCTAATAGTTATTATAGCGTTAATGAAGAATGCTCAAAGAAAGTTTTAACAGCTAAAGCAAATAAGTTATGCTTAGAAATAGGATCTTATACATTTAAAGGAAAAAAAATAGATTTTACTTGTGTAGATATAAAAGATATAAAAGAAAAAAATATAGCGAGTAGCGATTCTAAAATAGAAATAATAAATTATTATATGATTCGTGAAGCAATAAAGTATTTTAATTCAATTGAAGATTTTTATGACAAAAATTCAATAAAATTTTAAAAATGAATAGTATAACAGATAACAGAGGAGATACTTCTCTTCCTATTAACGAAAGAAAAGTAGTTAATCATAAACATAAGATTATAGAACTTAAAGAAAAAGGAAAATTAGTAGTTCCTATTGACTTTATAAATAAAGTTAGGTATCTCCACAAAGAAGTGGGACCTATAGAATGGTCAGGAAGACTAGTTTGGAGAATATTAAAAGGAACTATAGACGATCCTTCTAGCATAAAAGCTGAAGTAGTAGATATGATTCCTATGGATATAGGCAATGCTACATATACTGAATTTCAAACAGGAGATGAAGCTGTAAAATATTTTCAAAAATATCCTAAACAATTAGGAAAAGTTAAAATGGGAATAATTCATACTCATCATAATATGAGAGCTTTCTTTTCTGGAACAGACATGGGAGCTTTAGAAGATTGCGCTACTACAGATAGTTTATTACTTTCTTTAATTGTTAATTTTGATGAAAAACCTGTAGCTAAAATAGCATACATGGTTCCTGAAACAACTACAGAAAAAGTTAAGTATTACCCTAGTAAAATGTTTAAAAAGTTAGAAAACTTCTTTTTAAAAGAGCAACAAATAGAAGTTACAAAAGATGTGCTAGTAACTTTAGATTTAGATGTTGAATGGAAAGGACAATCAGAAGTAAAAGATCAATATTTTTTAGATGCTCTGGCAGAAATCAAGAAGGCAAAAACTGTCAGCAATATGAAAATTTACAAGCCTTCGTACATAAATGGAAATCATCATCAAAGTTTAAATCCTACAATAAAAAATCAAAAAAGCAAGATAGGAAAACAAATGAGTATTCCATACAAAAGAGTTCTTCCAAAGAACAATTTCTCACTAGAAAGCAAAAAAGAAAATGGCGTAAAAAAAACAAAAGAAGGAATTGAAAATTTAAATACTCAAAAAAGTATAAGTTTTCCTAAACCTGCAAATAACAGATTTGCTGAAGAAGAAGAAATAGCAATGAAAAAGTTTATATTTATGTGCATTTGGAACGAAGAAGAAATTCCAAATGATTCTTTTTTAATAAAGCTATTAGAAAGAGATTCAGAAGTTTTTATAATGAATTGTTGCAGAACTGCTGAAAATGATTACACTGGAAGCCAAGTTGAATTTACTATGAAAGATGCTGAAAGACTTGCAGAAGGTTCTAAAACTTTTTTACAAGAGTATTATGAAGCTGCTTTCTACACATTGGACATAGAATATCAAAATACTACTTTGCAATCAGCTATTTATAAAGAGTGCGCTAAAAATATAAAATTAGCCCCTATATCTAGTTTTTTAGGAGACGCTGTAGCAGATGTTTTAATAGAAGAATCTGAAAATATATTAAATAACTTTATAGAAGAAGAAGAATCTATAGAAGAAAAAATGTATAAAGAATGGGGAGAACAATATCCTAATTATAAAAATATTATAAATTAATGAAAAATCAAAATTTTGATAGATTCAAAGATGCTCCTTGGCATACACCTGGAATGCAAGTAGTTTTAGGTGGTGCTGGAGGTATTGGATCTTGGTTAGGAATTATGTTAGGTAGATTAGGATATGAAATTTATGTATATGAAATGGATATTCTTGAAGAACATAATATGGGAGGTCAACTTTATAAAACTTCTGATGTAGACAAAACTAAGTTTAAAGCGTTAAGCGATTTAATTTATGAAACTTGTAATAATTCTAATGTTCATTTTTTAGGAGAACTTGACGAAGCTGGCGAAGCTTTACCTTTAACTTTTTCTGCTTTTGATAATATGAAAGCTAGAAAATGCTTATTTAATGCTTGGAAAGCGTTACAAGATGATAGAATTGCTTTTATTGACGGAAGAATGCAAGCAGAAACATTTCAAATATTTTGTGTAGTTCCTGGACAAGAAGAAGAATATGAAAATTGGTTATTTAACGATGAAGATATCGAAGAACAAGAATGCTCTTATAAAGCTACTTCACAAACAGGAGCTATGATAGGCTCTATGATGACTGCTATTGTAACTAATATAATATTTAATAAAAATAAAAAAAGAAAGATTAGAAAAGTTCCATTTATGGTGGAATTTGAAATCCCTTCTTTTAATGTTCAAATAAATACAGTAGAAAATGTTAGTAAACGTAGAAAAAATTAATTTTAATCTTGATTCATATCCTATTTCCTTTATGTATTCAAAATTTTTAAATATTTATTCAGGAATATTAAATAATTTATATTTAGTTTGCAATAAGAGTACTGAAGGATATGCTCCTTTATTAGGAATAAATAATCTTTCTATAAGGAGTTATTCAGATTTTGAATATTATTTTAAAGATATTAATAATAAATTAAGTCTTAATATCAATGCGGAATATACAAATCATGTAGATAGAGAACTTCCTAAGTACTTAAAAGATGTCTTACTTTCTAGTCATTATTTAACAAACTCGAATTTAAATTACGATGTAAGTTCAGATTATCAATTACCTATTAAAAATTCTATAAAAACACAAATTAAAAAATATTTATATTCTTCTGTTTGTAATTATTCTAGTATTTTTAATTTAAATAGAACTGAATCAATATCTATTGAGTCTTTATTATCTTCTTATATTAATTTAACCTCGGTCAATAATATTAACCATGCTCTTATAGGAAATGGAGTTTTTTTAGTTAGATGTTTTATAGATAATAAAAGTATCTATATTCCTGTTATTCATTTAGAAATAAAAAAAGAATATGTTCCTTATTATAGATTAGCATATATAATGAATAGACCTATATCTTTAAAATTTTTTAAAGTTCACGTTTTAAATTTAACAGAAGATTCTAAATTAATGGAATATATTAAAAATTATATCGGTACTTATAGATTAGTAAAAGATCTTAAAAAAATTATAAATTTAGACTGGGGAGAAGTTATTGAGCATTCTGAAGAAGAAATGAGAGAATTTTACGGAAAAAAGTTTACAGAGAATATAAAAATTCCTATAAATAAACAAAAAGAATTTAAAAAAGCTATTTTAAGTAATTTTATAAATGCGAAAAAAAATAAATTTGTCGAGACTCATCCTGACATTTTTAAGCATATATGCAATTAAATATTTAATATAAAAAAGGAGGACTATAAAAGTTCTCTTTTTTTTTTAACTCAAAAATGAAAAAAGAAAGATTATGTATTATAGATGCGGATAGCTTATTGTATTATACAATGGGAGCAAATTCGTTAGAAGAAGCTATATCAGATATAGATTCTAGAATAATAGATATTCTCGAAAAATGTAAATCAAAGACTTATATATTATGTATAACAGAAAATAATTGTTTTAGGTACGATTTAGCTACTATTAGACCGTACAAAGGAAATAGAAAGAAAGGAAATAAGCCTATTATATTTTATGCCTTAAGACAGCATTTAAAACAGAAATATTTAGCTTATTCAGATAAAAGATTAGAAGCAGACGATGCCGTTGCTTTTTTTAAAAAAAAATTAGAAGATACTTATGATATAATTATTTGCAGTCCAGATAAAGATGTTAGAGAAACTGTAGAAGGTAAACATTATGATTACAGTAAAAATAAATTTACTACTACTAGTTTAACGGAAGCGTGTAAATTTTTATTTACTCAAACTTTAACTGGAGACAGTACTGATAATATTCAAGGAGTTCCAGGAGTAGGAACAGTTAAGGCAAATAAATTATTAAGTAAAGCGCAAGGTTCTATTTTTGGAGCTACCTTAGACGTTTATATAGAAGAATTTGGATTAGCTCAAGGAGTTTATAGATTTCAAGAAAATTTTAGATTAGTATATTTACTTAGAACAGACGAAGACATGTTAAGAGAAATAGGATTAGTACCGTCTATACCTAAAGTTCAAACTATAAATTTAAAAACTTCTAATGGAGATGACAAAGAATATAGCCAGTTTTAGTTGTAATAAAACTAACGAGAGAGAATTTAGTATTCTAGATTCTAAAAAAGAAATAAAACCTATAATTAAACTAGGAGATATAGTGGCTATAGATATAGGTTCTGCAGTATTTAAAATAGGAGATTTATGGATGCATAAAAAATCTCCTTACAAAATATATAAGATACGAAAAACTTCTACTACTTATGGAGCTGTTATTTACACTTTAATTATAGCTCCAGATACAAAATCTAATATATTTATTCTTCCTATGTTAGGAGGAGTAAGAAAAGACTATTTATATAATAAAAACTATATAAATTGTTATTTGGCTTGTCAGTCTACTTATAAAAATTATGACAAAATTATACTTTCTTATAGATTTTCTGGAAGTACAGAGTTTAGTAATTTTGAAGATTTAATAAGTAAGCATCCTTTGTATTCAGGAGAATATGAACCAGATTCTTATCATATTAATTACGTTTTCGATATACCAGAACAACATAAAGAAGATTATAAATATTTTCTAGATGGAAAATATTCTGAATTTACAGAAGATTATAAAAAACAAATATTATCATTTCACAATTTTACCTCTACAGGTTCTACTGGTGGAATTTTATATAAATCAAAAGAAAGAAGAGAAGCTTTAATAAATCAATTATTTGACAGAGTTGATAGAGATCAATTTCCTAAAAATGCTGAATTATTAAGCATTCCTCTATTAAAAGAAGAAACATTTTTAAATGCATATAAAATAGATAATTATGAACCAAACTCAATTGGAGGAATTATTCCGAGAGAAATTTAATACTTGGTACGAACCTCTCAAAGAGTTTATTCACACTGAAGAATTTCTTAAGATAGGAACTCAAGTTAATATTAGATCTAATCAAACCATTGTGTATCCTAAAAAGCCTGATATATTTAAGGCTTTTAAAGATACTTCTTGGAATGAGACTAGAGTTGTTATATTAGGAGAATCTCCTTATTGCACTCCTAAGTACGCTTCAGGTTTAGCATTTGGAGTTTCTCATGATCTTATTAATTCTTTAAAT